TAGAACAACAGAACAATAAAACAAAAAATAAATTAATTAAAAAAAGAAATCATACAATCAATATCAACAAGCAACGAATTGTTTTTATCTGATTTTTTATATCCACCATCAACAATATAACCTTTGAACTCTTTTCGTAATAGTTGATTTTCAGGTGTATGGTTATGAACTATACGAGAAATCATTTTATAAAGTTTAAATTCTGGATATCTCTCATCCCCATTAGATTTATATAATATATTTTTTCCTTTATCATCTCTTACCCAATCAATAATTATTTTAGCATTGGGATTTGTTTTTTCTACTTCTTCCGTGTTCCTGACATCATCTACAAAATAATCAAACATAGAACACGCCAAACGGCACAAATCAAAACTATAATTAGGTTCTACTCGTTTTAATTTTGGGTCAAAAAATGGTTCAGTGTTATATTGTCCCGATGCATCGCCGTCTTTGTCAAAACTATCACTGTAAAAAATATTATTTTTATATGTGTAAATGCTTCTATTAAAATCAATTATTTTTATGATTTTTCCAAAAGTTGGAACCTTGTAGTATTTTTTTTGATATAAATAATATATAAATTTAGCATCTGTATGTGAGTACATTATATTATTTGTATGTAAGTCATTATGTGTCATTGAAAACACTTTTTGATATGTAATGAGTGTCATTATAATTTGCATTAGAATTGCTCTTAATTCTTTCTCTTCATAATCCCCATTAATTAAAAAATTGTCAAAAGTATCAATACAATTTTCTATACAAATAACATTTACAGGAAACTTTTCTATTCTCGCATTAATTATTTCTTCTTCATCATCATATTCATCATCGTCATCTTCATCGTCATCTTCATCGTTATCGTTATTATATTCTTTATCATCTTCTGCATTACAATTGTCTTCTTCATTTTCGTGTTCTTTAAAATCCAAACTTTCCTTTTTAACATCAATATCATTATTTTCTTCTTCTGTATTTGAAGTTCTTGAAGAACAATTACTTGAACCTGAACTTTTAAGCGTTGTCTTTAACAATTCATCATTTTCTTCTGGTTGAATGTCAAAATCTCCTAAAATTTGAATATCCATTTTTGTATTAATTTCTGTCGTTGTTGTAATGTCATTTAATTCATATTTATCAACAATATCTAAAATATCTAACTGTGGTAAAAAATCATTACCATCACAATCACCGTTATCACCACCATCAAAAATTTCTAATGATTTCTTTTTTTGTTTAAACATATTCTTATTTTTAGTTGGTTCGCCATTTTTATTTTCATCTTCTTCATCATCTGTATTATCATCTCCAAAAAGTAAATTCTCATCATCAACAAAAAATAATTTATTATTGTTTTCAATAAAAAACTTGGATTCAACAAGATAATCTAAATCATTAGCAATATTAATAATCATATTATTTTTTACACCTAAATATGAACCATAGTATTCAATACCATTAACAAAATGAAATTCATTGTATAAAAACCCAGAAAGATAATAAAAAAAGGCATCTGTATAAGATGAGTTGTTTGTATTCATTATTTTTTTCTGTAAGATGTTAGTTTCTTGAAATGAAATATTAGGTAGTCTCAAAAACTCTTCAATTGGTAGGTCTGTGTATTTACCAAGAAAATATTTAAATGGGTCATAAATTGGAGACAATTTAATAAATATATTCTTTTTAATCGTTTCCTTTTCATTTTTGATATTTTTTATCGTAGCATTATATGTATTTGTTTCTTCGTTATAGTTGTTGATTTTATATACAAAATATTTATTATTAAGGTTAATATTGTTAAAATTGTTAGGTGTAAGGTCAAAAAGAATATTGTATATTGGAATGTAATTTTGCATTTTTTCTAACTCTACTATTTTTCCCATACTTTCAAACAGTTCTATATTTTTTCGTTTTTGATAATTATGGACGGCGACACTCATATTATAGGTTCTTGGTTAAAAATGTAAAAGTATATCTTATGCTTTATTAAATATATTTAATATTCATTTTTAACACGCACTTTACTTTAATATGTATTGTAAAGTATCATTATATTCATCTATTTTCATTTTAATAAATTGAAAGTTATAGTTATCATCGCATATAGGATTAAAATATGGTATTAACTCGTTAAAAATAAGATTTCTGTTATTTTCATTACCAATGTTTATATATTTTCCATAAATACAATTTAAAAAGTCTGGGTTGTTAATGTCATCATTATTAAATATATTAAATGCTAAAACTTTTACAATATTATTTTCACATATTATAGAAATAAATAAAGTTGTATTATCATATTCATTATTGTATTCGTTTTTATAAAGTCCAATATATTTTTCAATGAATTGTGTTTTGAATTCATACCCGTTCATAATAGAAAACCACTTTCCCTCAATATTATTATTTTTTGTTGTCATAATGTGGTATTAAGATAATTATGTATTTGTTATTTTAGTTTGTTTAACCATTTTATTATATTTTATTTTATATAAATATGATTTCAACTACTACTGATATTTATATAAAACATATTGAAAAATCATTAGAGAACGCTGAATTATATATATCAAAAATCACAAAAGAATTATTAGAATTGGACGGAATGAGTGGAAAGAAAACCAGACATTTTTATAATAACCTTTTGGATTTTCCAGATGATGTAAGGTATTTGGAAATTGGAACTTGGAAAGGGTCATCGTTATGTTCTGCTATGTATCAAAATACCGCAAAAATTGTTTGTATTGATAATTTTTCAGAATTCGGTCAAGTGAAAGAAGAATTCTTACAAAATATGGAAAAATTTAAAGGAAATAATCAAGTTCATTTTATAGAACAAGACTGTTTTGAAGTTGATATAAAGTTAATTCCTTTGGAAAAAATAAATGTATATTTGTATGATGGAAACCATACTTTTGAAAGTCATTGTAAGGCATTAACACATTTTTATGATTTATTGGATGACATTTTTATTTATATAGTTGATGACTGGAACGCTCCTGAAATTAGAGCAGGAACAAATCAAACAATAAAAGAATTAAATTTTGATATTCTTTACGAGAAAGAAATTAGGACAACTTGGGATAACAACCACGCACCTTATGATGAAGCTCGTGAAGGTTGGTGGAATGGTATTTATATTGTTTTGTTAAAAAAAATGTGATAAATTATGATTTTGGGTTATCCTTATTTCTCCTATTCCATCCCAATCTCCACTTCTTTTCATTTTTCCCCTTTTGTTTCCCATTTTGTTTCAAATAAAACAGAAAAGGAGGATTGTGTTTATAGTATAAAAATAAAATACAAAAAAGGGGGTGAAAGAGAGGGTAAAAAGTAAAAAATAAAATATTTTATAAGTATATTACATATTTTTAAGGTCTTTTTTACAAATGACATTAGAATTAAAGCGTTTTGATATGAAAAATATAAAATTTGGGACAAATGATAATAATGGTCCTGTTGTAGTTTTTATAGGAAAAAGAATGACTGGTAAAAGTTTTTTAATTCGTGATTTGTTGTGGTATCATCAAGATTTACCTATTGGAACAGTCATAGCAGGGACAGAAGAAGGAAACGGTTTTTATGGTAAGTTGGTTCCAAAGTTATTTATTCATACGGAATATAACACGGCAATTATTGAGAATATTTTAAAGCGTCAAAGACAAGTTTTAAAACAGAAAAAGAAAGAAATGACACTTTATAAAAAAAGCAACATAGACCCAAGAGCATTTGTTATTTTAGATGATTGTCTTTATGACAGTTCTTGGACGAGAGAAAAATTAATGCGTCTTCTTTTTATGAACGGAAGACACTGGAAAATTTTTCTTATTATTGCTATGCAATATCCGCTTGGGTTGCCTCCAACTTTGCGTACCAATGTAGATTATGTTTTCATTTTAAGAGAACCTTATGTAGCAAACAGGAAAAGAATTTATGAAAACTATGCTGGTATGTTTCCAACATTTGAAAGTTTTTGTCAAATTATGGATGCTTGTACTGAAAACTATGAGTGTCTCGTAATAGATAATAATGTAAAATCTAATAAAATTCAAGATATGATTTATTGGTATAAAGCAAGCGACCACAACGATTTTAAATTGGGTTCAAAAGAGTTTTGGGATTTATCAAAAGATGTATTAAGTGATGAAGAGGAAGAAATGTACGACCCAAGTAAGGTAAGAAAAAAAGCTGGAAAACAAATACACGTAAAAAAACAAAAATTTTAGTTTCATTTTATGAAATTTATGTATTTATAGGTATTGTATGTATGTTTATGATTTTAACAATAGTTATATTTTGTTATGATATTTACGATATCAATATAATTATTTAACACCAGTTCAACACTTCCATTTTCGTAATCTTGAAGTCCTAATATATTTACTAATACATTTTCTATTTCATCAACCAATTCAGCAAGTATTTTATTTGATTTTCTTGTTCCTTTTTCTATTCCATACATCTCAACTCTTTCAATCAAAATATTTATATCGTGTTGTTTAAAATACGATACAGTTTTTGTCATTTTTGTTCGGTTGTTATGTTGTTTTTATTATGTTAATTATTATATTTCATAACATCATTTTTATATGAAATATACACTTAAATACAATAATAAAATAAAGTTATATTTACTGTTTTTGTATAAATTTATAATTATGTTTGAAAATTTTGAAGGTGATGTTTATCGTTTAGCAAACAATTGGTATGAATTTATAGATGTTAATGAGTTTTCGCAAAGACCTATTAATTATTTGGAGATAGGAGTATTTTATGGAGGTAATCTTTTATCAGTCGGAGCTACTTATGCATCACACGAACAAAGTAGGATGTATTGTGTAGACCCTTGGGAGGATTATGACGATTACACAGAATACAAAAATAGACAACCTGAAATATATAAAAATTTTATTAATAATGTTGAGACTTCTGGTTTTAAAGAAAAAATAATAGTTAATCGTGGATATTCTAATGTGGAAGTTCCAAAGTTTCAAGATGATTTTTTTGATATTGTTTATATTGATGGGAACCACGGACCAGAATATGTTCTTGAAGATGCGGTTTTAAGTTTCAGGAAATTAAAGAGTGGTGGTATAATGATTTTTGACGATTACGGATGGGGTGGTCCTGACTACACACAAAAGGGTGTAGATGCCTTTTTAAATTCATATATTAAAAAAATAGATGTGTTAGGTGAAAAAGAAACACAGTTATTTATTAGGAAAATTTAAATAAACAATTGAAAATTCGCATATTTTGATTACCATAAAATATTAACTCATTTTCAAAAAGAAAATTCGCATATTTTGATTACCATAAAATATTAACTCATTTTCTTTTTGAAAATTCGCATATTTTGATTACCATAAAATATTACGACTTAAATTATTAGCACTATAAGGGTTATTTTTCCAATTACCACGCATTTTCGCCGTTCGTGTTAAATAATTTTTGCGTCGTTTTTTATCCTTGTGTTTTGTGTAATCTTCGTATCCTTGAAGTCCAAAATTTACCCATTTGTTATTTTTTGGGTCAAAAATTTTATATTTATGAGGAAATTTAGCAGGGTAAATTTTTGCCGTTTTCCCTAAATATTTATACGCCATTTTTTGAGCTTGTGTAGGATTGGAATATTTCATTAAACGCCGTGTAAATTTCATTTTCGGTTTTGTTATAATATATACATATACAAATATACAAATTTCAAAATAAAATGAGTGGTGGTTTATTCAGTGGTTATCCATTTCGTCCAAACTTAAAATGTATTGTCATAACAGCAATACTTGCACTTTTTTATTGGTATGCACCGCCTAAAAATGTATATGTATTAGCATTCATTTTATGGAGTGTCTATATTGCTATTAGTTATTATGATTACGCTTATCATTGTGAAGATAAATTAAAACCTACAATTGTACCTTTTGGTAGATATATTTGGTTGCCCTTCAAACCAAAAGAGTATCAACAGGAATATAAAAACCTCCCACCAGAAGCAAAAAGAGATATGGATACATTAGACCACATAACAACTTACACAATTATTATTGGTGTGGTTTTTTATATTTTATGGGTTTTGTTTTCAAAAAATAGGTCTTCAACAACAAACAAAAAATAAAATAAAATAAATTTTTAGTTAATTATTTAAGATTATGTATGAATTCGTAATTATATAATTAAAAAATTGATGTTATTTATTAACAATGTTTTTAAATTATATAATTGGTTTCTTTATGTTTTGCCTTATTTTATTTATGTATCTTCACATTCAGTTTCACCTGAAAAAGGGAAACGAATTAGAAATATTTGAAGTGGAAAATTTACACAAAGAAAAAATAGAAGAAATTTGTGATTTAAGACAACCTGTTTTGTTTGAAATTGCGGATGGAGAAGAAGCACAAAGACTTATGGAAATAACAAGCAAAACACATTTAATTAAAAATTATCCAATGTTTGATGTTAAAATACGAAACACAAAAGAAAAGAAAGAAGATGTTGATAAAGGAGAAATATATGAAGATTTAAAATTTATGACAACAGAAAAACTATTGAATGAGGATAAAGAAGCAAAATTTATAACTGAAAATAATGAAGACTTTTTGCGTGAAACGGGAACACTAAAAAATATGAAATATAACGATGAATTGTTCCGTCCAAATTTACTATCCAATTCAAAATATGACTTCATTTATGGGTCTGAAAATAGTGCTACACCATTTCGGTATGAAACATATTACAGAAACTATTTTATAATTACTCAGGGAAGTGCAAGAATAAAACTTACACCACCTAAAAATACGAAATATTTATATATGATAAATGATTATGAAAATTATGAATTTAGAAGTCCCATAGACCCTTGGAATCCACAAGATACTTATAAACAAAATTTTGACAAAGTAAAATGTCTTGAAATCATTATGCTTCCGGGAAAATGCATACAAATACCACCTTATTGGTTATATTCTTTTAAATTTATTGATAAAGACACTTCTATTACTTGTTTAAAGTATAATACTTATATGTCAAATGTTTCGTTATTACCACAATATATTATGTATTATTTTCAAAATAACAATATTACAAAAAATTATGTTTCACCGCTTGTTTTGGGTGATGGTGATAATGATGATATGGATGAAGAACACATAATAACAAAAAACAAAAACATCATTAACCATAAAAGGAAAATAAATGGAAAGAATATAAATGAAATCGTTTAATTATGTATAAATGTATATTGAAAATTATGAAAACGATGATGTATATGAAAATTTTATATACGAAGTAATTGAAACTACATTAGAATTAATGGACGATTTTATAACAGAAAATCCCACGCTCATTCATTACCCAAACTTTAATGAAATTTTTGAGAGTTCTATTTATGACAATATGATACTGTGTTTAAAAGAAATTCCAGATGACGATGATGTTGGGTATTCGGTCAAATATGAAAACACAATATGTAATGATGAAATTACAACACCAAACCAATATGTTGAAGAATATGATGAATGGATATTTAAATTTTGTTGTGATATTTTTTATATATATTATCCAGAAAGAGAAAAACAACTAATAGATAATATAGATGGGTATGTAAATAATTTCTTTCACTTTGACGATGATACTGATGAAGTCAACATAAAACAACTTCAAAGAATAGAGGGACAAATTTACATACTCCAAAACATAAATAAAACACTTCCACAACAACGAACCAAAGAATGGTATGAAGTAAGATATAATTTAATAACCGCATCAGATGCATATAAAGTTTTTGAAAAAACACAAACTCAGTTTATTGTAGATAAAACAGAAACACCACAAGACGGTCAAAGTTCAAAAAAAATATCCGCAAGTTCTTTAAGTTGGGGTCAAAAATATGAACCTGTTTCTGTTATGATTTATGAAGATTTATTTAAAACAAAAACAGAAGAATTTGGGTGTATTCGCCACTCAAAATATGATTTTTTAGGTGCATCTCCTGATGGTATAAACACTCTCAAATCTTCACCACATTATGGCACAATGTTAGAAATCAAAAATCCAATTTCAAGAGAAATAACAGGGTTTCCGAAAAAGGAATATTGGGTTCAGTGTCAGTTGCAATTAGAATGTTGTAATTTGGATAATTGTCATTTTTTAGAAACAAAATTTAAAGAATACGAGACATTTGAAGATTTTTTAATGGATAAATGCGACTACGATGACAACGACAACCACGACAATACTAAATCAAACGATTTTTTATATACTAAAAACGAAAACAGAAAAGGTATTATTATTCATTTTTCAAAAAATGGCGAAAATTACTATTCATATAAACCTCTTAATATGAAATTTCAAGAATACGAAAACTGGGTTTCACAAGAAATTGATAATAACATAGAAAAAACATTTATTAACATAATATGTTGGAAATTAGAAGTATTTAGTTGTGTTTTGATAAAAAGAAACGAAAAATGGTTTCAGGATAATATAAATACATTTATAACATTTTGGGATTTAATAAAAACAAAAAGATTAAATTTAATTGATGAACCAAACGCAATAATTCAGGAAGAAATCATACAACAACCCAAATATGCGAAAAAGGAAAAAGATAAAGATAAAGATAAAGATAAAAAAGGAATAATAATAAAATTTGATTTTTAATAATGGGTAATACTATTAAAAAAATTAATTTTGATGATATGTTAAATATCGTCAATAAAAATCAACAAATTCCACAATTTCTAATTATCAATGTTTTAGAAGATACAAATCAAGTTTGTTTAATAAAAAATACCATTCCTGCATCAATGGAAGAAACCATTATTAACAAATATATAAAAGAAAATATAAATATTCATATTGTCATTTATGGTAAAAATTGTTGTGATGAAAAAATACATACAAAATATAAACAACTTTTAAATTTGGGTTTTAAAAACTTGTATTTATATGTTGGTGGATTGTTTGAATGGTTATTACTTCAAGACATTTATGGTAATGACATTTTTGAAACTACAAATGGAAGCACAAAAATAGATATGTTAATGTATAAACCTGCGTCAGTGGTATTTTACAATGTATAGATTTGTATATGTGTTCTAAATTATATTAAACATTAACAATTTGAATTTTATGATATACATATTTTTTATTATCATTATTAATTATAAATGAAAATAAAAAACACATCACGAACAAAATACGATAAAAAAAGAAAAATATTAAAAAATAAAAAATTGATAATATCAACATTAAAAACTAAACTCAAATACAACTCCAAATATAAAAATAAGTTTTCAAATAAAATTAAAAAAATAACCCAAAAAAGAAAAAATAATAAGAAAAATAGTAAAAAAATGCTTAAAAAGGGTGGTGAAATTATAAAAATCGCCCAAGGAACACACGGTTCAATTTATTATAACACAGAAATACCAAATATTGTTTTTAAAGAATTTAATAATGAAACAACATTTAACCAAAGTTTATGTGAAAGAATTATATCTAATAATTCATCACTTTGTCATAAAATTAATTATGAATTTTTAATTCAAAAAACAATCGGTGAAAAATTTTTAGAACAATCATTGAATATTTATGTTCCACAAGTATATAATTTCCACAATGATAAAGAAAAAAATAAATGTATGTATGAAATGGATAGAATTTATCCATTGTATGAAAATGAGAAAGAACTTACTATTATTGATATGACAAATTATTCATATAATTCAACAATAACAGGTCTTGGTATTTTTAGAGGTTATGGAACAATTGAAAAAGAATTAAATGATTGTGGGTTTGATAATTTAAGTTTATCCTATGAAATAGGAAAAATGTTTTCACTTTTACATTTTGTTCTTTTATTAGACGGTTACGATTGCGAACTCATTTTAGGAAAAGACAAAAACAATAATACAAAATTATTTTTAATAGACTATGACAAAGTTTCTTGTTTTAATTTTGAAATAAATACAATTTTACATAGAAAAATTGATGAAAACACGGTTGAAACAAAAAATATAACAAATATAAATAAATTGTCGTTATTTTTGTTTTATTCAATTGTGAGTATGAGTTTATTACCAACAGATGATACAATGAAAACAAAATTTATAGAAGGTTATACAAGTTATTTAAATTATGGAGATGATTTTATGAAAGAAGAAGAAATTAATGTGAAAACAGAAGTTTATAATATGATTTTATCATTTATAGAAAGTTATACTGTTTAATATTCTATAACACTAATTACTATAAAATTGTAATAAATAATAACTATTTTGAAAATTTATTTGTCATAATATGTTTTACACCTAAATTCGCTAATTCATCTGCTCTTGTATTTTTGTCTCGTGTTATATGTTGGAAAAACACATTCATTTTTGAGGCGATTATTTTACAATCTGTATAATAACTCGCCAACTTTTCAGATTTGACTTTATAAAGTCCCTGCATTTGACGAATAACAAGCATTGAATCACCTTGTATTAAAATATTGTCTATATTGTTATTTAAACAATATGTTAATCCTTCCTTTACACCCTTGAAGATTTAAAATGGGACAAAATCCCATAAAAATTAACAAGGTTTGCCCTTTGCGGAGCGTGTAAATTTTGGTTTTACTGGTTCGTCTAAACCAGTTGATAAATTATTGCTTCTTGATAAATAATTTGGTCTTTCTTTTTTATTTATCGCATTATAAGCAATTTTATAGATATTTGTAGCACCATTTACATCTCTGTTCCAATAACCGCATCCGTTTTTACAACAAATCAGTCCATGAACGATAATGTTCCCATTTCTGTATGGTTTTGGATTTTCTCTAACCATCGTTTTTTTACAAATACCTATTTCACATTTAGAACACATACAACTCGTTCTAAATTCATCCACCATATAAGTTTGAAATCCTGCTTTTCTAAATAAAGTTCGTATTCCTTTGCCTTTGGTTGGTTCTTTGAATTTCATTTGTTTTTTTTGTTCGTAATCACCAAAACAAACAACAACTTCTTTTTCATTACCAAAAATTGTTTTGAATTGGTTAATCATTTTTTGTTCGCTTTTCTTTGTATTTCTATAACTTTGTAAGCGTAATTTCCTGAAAATATATTTTTCATAAAAAGTAAATAACATATTGTTAATTTCACTCTTTTTTTTGATATATTCCTTAAATTTTGATATAGTAAGTGTTTTTTTATTTAATTTTGATAATTCGGTTTCCCATTCTATAATTGTTTTACCATTGATTTTTTCTTTTTTCAATTCCAATTGAATTTTAGAATATTTCTTTTTCTTGGTTTCTTTTCTTCTTTGGTTTTGTGAATATCTAAATTTATTTGCTTCTTTATTATCAGCATCTACACAATAAATTAAATCACATTTTCCGGGGTCTATTGCTACAATCTTTTTATTTTGTAATTGTGTATAATCACTTAATTCATCAATATATGTTTCAGTTGATAATCCTTTTTTCATCATAGGTAATTTTTTACCAATTAAATCCTTACGCAATAATAACAAAGAACAACTTACCCCATCGGTTTCTATCATATGATGAAATTCATAATACTTTTTATGAAACATCTTTCTTTCAGTTCTAAAAAAGAATTCCCATATTTTATTTTCTTTGCGTTTTAGGTTTCCTTTGGTTAAATATTCGCTTTTATTGCCTTGTTTCTTTGTCATAAGTAAATGAACTAATGTTGTTGTATCTAATTTTATATGTTTTGGTATAACTTCACTTCTCATAGGAAAAACATTACTTATCGTTTGTTCTTCTTTCTCTACTTGTTTCATCATAGAAATCATACAAGGATAATAATCCATAGGACTACATAATAAGTCATAAACAATATTATTCTTTTTATAAGTTGTTTTATTTGGCGTAATAAAATGTTTTTGTTGATTAATCCAATTATGATACATAGAATGAGATTTATAGTTGGAATTTTCAACATTTAATAAATCCGTTTTTATTTTTCGCAATTGATTACATAGATTACTTACTCGTTCTTCTTTTGCTTTTTGTGTAATATTCATTTTTCTAATTTTACTTATAATAAATTTCTTTTTCCATACTACATTTACATATCTTTCAATATATTCTACATAATGAAATTTAATATTATTCTCATACATAGTAAGAATATCAATTGTAAGATAATCTAAAATTGTATTCATATGTGTATAATCCAAAATTTCATTTTGAATAAGTGGTTGAAATTTGGTATTGTAAAATGTTGTTAGTTTATCCTTGAGTTCTTTAATTTCTTTTTTTGGTGGTCTTCCAGTTGCTTTTTCATTACATAAAATTTTCATACAAGAATTTATAAATTCATCATTTATAATTGGTAATGAATTATGTTTTTCATAATGGTCTAATAAAAAAAGTTTCATAAACATTAATGTTTGAATAACAATTTTATTACACTTAATAACGGCATTTGTAATTTTCGGTAAATTTATATCAGGGTGTTTCAAAACACTTTTCAATGAAATTTTAATTCCTTTGAAAAAGTCATCGGGTGGTTTTTCTTTTATTTCCATCTATAATATTCCTAAATATTTTTATTATAAGTAAATAAACGCATTTCTTTTTATATTGTTTTTATAATGATATAAATATAACTCAATAATATTATTTAATATGAATAGTAATACACCAATTACAAGTAAAAAATATAAAACTATTGGTAATTTATTAAACGCACCAATTAAATCAATTATTATTGTTGCCAATAATGAACCAAATAAAATTATTCAGGAATATTTATATGACTGGTTATATGAAAATTATTATGGTAAAAAATGTATGATTGGTAATTTAACTATGAGAATTAAAAATATCGACAATAAATGTTGTTATAATTATTTAACAAAAAATGTTTTTAATAATACGGATATACTAAATAAGAATAAAACTACTGAAAATATTTTAACTCAAGATTGTATAAATATTATTACACAACTACATTCAATAGAATCTTCATTAACTGGTGTGTATTTAGATTATTTACTACGAAGAATTATATGTGAATTATTAAATAAAGATTTTTATGATAGTCGTTCAGATCATCAAGAAAACGAATTTATAATAAATAATTTATTTATAAGTATAAAAGATTGTTATAAAAAAGCAAAAGATATTACAATATATAAAAGCCAAGATATTTTAGTTGAAATATTTTTTACTTCATTATCACATACATACGCATTTGGTGGAATACCAAATGAAGATAAATTAAAAAACATATTAGAAATATTACAAAATACAACAAATATTATTGAAACATTTTTTATACCATTAAAGACATTATGTTCCAATAAAATAAAAAATAATACGGATATTGATATTTTATTAAATCCTACTTTAGGTTATAAAATACCACAAATAAACGCAAGTATTCCAAGTGATTGTGATTTAGTTGTAAATAATACTCTATATGATATTAAATGCACAAAAGGAGATAATTCTATTTATGAAATTTTACAATTACTTGGGTATTCTTCCTTATTAAATAATATTCAAAAATATAATAAACATATTGATAATATTCAAATAATAAATTTATTACATGGTTTCACAACAAATTATGATATATCATATATAACAAATGAAGAAATGATTAATTATTTGAAAATTTTAACACACGACAACAAAGAATACATTGAAGAAGAAATAATAGAAAATAAACAAACAAAATTTCATAAAACACCAGATGAAGCATTTATCGCACAACTTTTAGTAGAAAATAAATATGCGTTAATAAATAACAAAAAATACACAAATTTAGAAGAAATAATGAAATTAAAGGATTGTGGTAATGAAGTTAATTTTATTTAATTTGTTATATTATTTGTTAAAAATATATTTTTTAGTTCTATTTTGAATTCCGTTTTCGGTAAATTGAAAATCTTTGCTTTCTATTTTATATTTTGATTTTAATAAATGTTTAATTATACTTAACCAAGGTCTTTTTATTTTTTCAGGGTCGCCTACCGCTTTTATACCATTAAAAGCATACCATTTTCTAATTTCAGGTATTAATTCCATTATTTTTTGTTGGATTTCTATATTATTATCTAATTCGTAAAGAGTATAAATATTTTTATTGTCTAAATCTAAAATTTTAATAATTTTATTAACTAATTCATCTTGTTCTGTTTTATATAATTCACTTTTAAGTCTCATTTAATAAATAATATAAAAATTATTTTTATATTATTTACTTACGATAATTTTTTAATTTTCTTCTTCGTGTTGATTGTTTTATTTGTAATTCTATTCCTTCTTTCAAATTATACGCATATTCAAAATAATTCCTATAGTTTTCAGGTTTTACTTTTTCAATTGCTTTATTTACATTATTTTCTAATTGTTGATAATTTTCAACATTTCTATTTTTATTCAAAGTATTTTTTATTTGGTTAAAATATGCTTCTATTGGTAAATTACTTCTTGGAGTATAAGGAACCGCAAATAAATATTTATTTCCACTTTTTGTAATAGCATTCTTTATTAATTCATTATTATGACTACCAGCATTATCCAATATAATAAGATGGTCTTTATAATTTGGGAATATATATTTTTGTAAAAATTCTAATAATCTTTCTTTTGTCATACCACCTTTTTCATACATTTCCTTACCAACATATTTTGAATTATTTATTGCTACTAATAATGTAAATTTACGAAACACAAATTGATTAGTTGTTTTTATGATACAACGCTTACCTAAATTACATCTACTATAAGTTGGTTTTAACACAGAACCAACACTTGTTTCATCTAAACAAATAATTTTATTGATTGGAAATTTACGAACTTCCGCGAAAAAGTTATTCATTTCAGTCGCTTTATCTATTGGTTTTTTATATCTTTCCTTTGGAAAATACTCGTGTCTTGTTCTTTTTCTTGTTTTATTATTGTCTCTAATTACCTGTCCTAAATGTTGAGGTGTAATATTAAATGTAAAATATTTCTTTTTCATATCAACTACTAATTCATTCATAGTAAATTGTTTGTTATTTTTTAGTAATTCTAAAGCGGTTTTAACTTGTGGGTTAGTAATTTTATAAGATATAGATTTTCGGTTTCTTCTTGTAATATTTTTAGAGGTTTTATATTGTTGTATCCATCATTGTAAAGTAGATTTTTTACAATCAAAAATTTTACAAGTTTTTCTAATATTATCTTTATTTTTCAAATAATATTTAACCGCAGAAATTTTATAATCTTCACCTTTATGTTTCATAGTTATAATAAAAATAGAAAAACTTACTCATATTTTGTCCCATTTTAAATCTTCAAGGGTGTAAAGCTTGGTATTCTGCTTCATTGTTTGTATGAGAAAATCCCATAAATGCAGAACTATTCCATATTTCAACATTGTCTTTATATAAGACAACACCTGTACCACAAATTCCAGGGTTGGATACTTTACAACAACCGTCAAACTTCATAACATAAGGGTGTATTAATTCAACAGCAACCTTTTTAATTTTTTGATTTTTCAAAATAGACGACATCATTATTTTTTGTTTTGTTTGTTGGTGGTGTTGTTATAGTAGTATCAACGGGTTGATTTACAATGTTCTTATATTTTTATATATTTTATTTTTCGTTCTTGTTATATTAAATGTAATCACAAATAAAAGAAACAAGTTCATTTTTTTCGGCGTCTAATTCAACACGAAAAGGTTTTCCACAACCATAAATGAGGTCATTGTTTATAAAGTAATCGCATTGTTCTTTTGCAGAATGAGGTGGAATTTGTTCCCCATTACTTTTAAATACACCGTGTCTAAAAATTTTACAGTTTAATTCAATAATACTTATGAAATCTCCACAATGAGGACAACAAACAACCCACCCATTACCAGCATTAAAAGAAGAAGACATAATATTATAAATATTATAAATAAATTTAATTTATTAATATTTATTTTTGTAAAATCAATAATTTGTGTATTATTCATTGTTTTTCTTTTCATTATGTATTTTATAAATGCAAGTTAGTACGAGACAACCAACCCCAAAAATATTAACTTTTTCTTCTCCCCCTCCTCCATCAACATCTCAACAGTATCCTGATTCACCTTCTATACCCTTATTTATCTCATCCAATACAAAAACATCATCACATTCAATTAGTAATAACAACAACGGAAAATCAAAATTTTTTATTACATTATTTATAATATTTTTACTTATTGGTGTATTTGTTTATTTTTATGTTTTTCATTACAATAAGGTGAAAATATTTTTTGAAAAATTAAAATACAAGTTTTATAAGATTACAAATAATATAAATATAACAACAAATAACTCGCCTTCAAATTCAACGGACACATTAAATACAAGTGATAAAGTTGAAAATCCAAATAATAAACTTATGAAACGATTAAACGAAAAAACAGAAACAAAGAATAATGAAATAAAACCCGATGATACAAACAGTTTAATACAAACAAAAACAGGAAAATCTGGTTGGTGTTATATAGGAGAAGACAGAGGATTTCGTAGTTGTGCGAGTGTGGGTCCAAATGATGTTTGTGAATCGGGTAAGATTTTTGAAACTCGTGATGTATGTATGGACCCCAGATTAAGACCCTAATTTTATATTCCAATTAAAGACATATACTTAAATTTTGTTTTATTAGAAATTCCTAAATATTCATCTTTTCCAGATTTTGCTATCTTATGTATTGTCTCTAATAAAGTCGGTGTGTTATTAGAACACTCTGAAAAAAAATTCAAATCAAATAAAATAATTATATTTTCTGTTATTTCGTGATTTTCATTAATATATTGTTTATTGTTGATATTAACATTAATAGTTTCCATTAATTTAACAATAACATTAAATAATTCTTGTTTCTCAAAAATACCATTCTTACACAAGTATAATAAAAACCCCGATAATGATTTTCTTTTTTCATTCATTAAATTGTTAGAGCAAAATTTATCATAATTTTCATTATTGATAGTGCTGTCTATATATTCAATATTTTCAAACATTTTATAATAACTATTAAAGTTTATGTTAAACACATTCTTTATAAAATCATACTTATTATAAAGTTCGCTGTATAAATCAGCATAAATTTTTGAATAAAATTTGTTATTTGTTGATATTTCAAAAATAATATTTCCAAGACGATTATAATCTTCGTCTATAAATTCGTTATCGTTATATGTTTCATCTATAATTAAAAATATTTTTTGTTTAATATCGTTGTAATTTTTGTCAGTTAGTTTATTCAAATTATTGCGAACATTGAGAATATAATTATCAATACTCTTTTTAGGGTTTGTTGTTGTTTGAGTTTGTAGTTGTAGTTGTGTTTTAAATTTTATTTTAGAGTTAAAAAAATTTATATTGTTATCATTGTTTGCATTTTTAAATTTATTATTATCTTTAAACCCACCACCACTAAGATTACCAAATCGTTGATGTGTATGTGTATTTTTTTTAGGTTTTAAGGTGGAAAGTAATTTATCAAAATAATTATCGTCAAACGGCGTAACGTTTTCAATACTACTTGTAAGTTTTATGATGTTTGTCTTTGTTTTTTCATCTAAAACATAATGAAATCCATTAGTTTCTATTGTTTTTATAGAAGACAATGAATAAATCATTTGTTTAGAGTTAGAATAAAAACATTGCTTCGTTTTAAATTCATTCTGTATTATATGTGTTAATTTTATAAATATGAATACAATCATTGAACCAGACGCAGATTTTCAATTTTCAGGTTTATCGTTGGGTTTGCCTACAACAATGGGTGGAAGTTTTTTTTCAAGAATATTCAATAAAAATAAAAACTTGTATATTCAGACACCTAAAAGTTTAACAAAACAGGGTTTTGTAAAGTCTGGTAAAAAAATGTTTTGTGATTTGATGTTTGACATTAACGATACAATGTTTATAAGTTGGATTGAAAAATTAGAAACAACTTGTTGCAATTTAATTTATGAAAAAAGCGAGGTTTGGTTTGATAATAAAATGGAAATTGGAGATATAGAAAGCGTTTTTACATCACCATTAAAGACATATAAATCTGGAAAATATTATTTAATAAGAACAAACATTAATAATAATGGAAATATTAAAATTTATAACGAGAATAATGATATTTTAACAAAAGAACAAATAACAAATGAAACACACATTGTTTCTATTTTAGAGATAAGAGGAATTAAATTTACGAATAAATATTTTCAAATTGAGATAGAATTAAAACAGGCAATGGTTGTTAGTCCTGATCCATTTTTAGACAGTTGCTTTATTAAAAGACCCAATAGTTCGCTTGTTTCGTCATCAACATCAACATCATCATCAACATCATCAACACAACAATCACCAATATCAACAACATCTTTTACGGATACAAAAACAATAACATCTCCATCTACTAATCAGGAATTAAATATATCTTCTTCTTTACCACCTGAAACAATAAACCACGCCGAAACACAACAAAAACAAAAAGATGAAGAACTGTATATGATAGATGATATTAAAATTAATATACAAGATGAAAATGAAATAAAAGAAATTGAAAAAATTTTGGAAAACATAGAAAACGAAAAGGTTGAAAACGAAAAAAAAAATAAAAACCAGAAACAAGAGGAAAATACACCAAAAATTAAATTTTTAAATACTGTTGAAACACTTAATATAAATAATGAAGTAAAGGAAGAAGAATTAAAAACAAATTCACAGACATCTTCTTTTTTAACAAATCAAAATGAAGATGATTATAGCGAAGATGATATTATAATACATAATGATGAAATATTAAATGATGATATTGATATTGGAATTGTTGATTGTTTTATTGATAATGATGAAAGCGAAATAAAAAAGAAATTGGAAACGGAAAACGCAAACAAAATTTCTACGGAAGAATTGGAGTATTATAAAAAATATAAGGAGGCAAAAGATAAAGCGAAAGAATTAAAAGAAACAACAAAAACCGCATTGATGGAACTGAAAAAATTAAAAGAAAAGTACGGAATTAAGACAAACGAAAAGGACGATGAAGAAGAAAAAGATTTATTGGTATTTTAAAATTTTTATTTTATCATTAATTTTATATAATGGTTAATTTGAAAAAGTATTTTAAAGAAAATCCAATTGGGAGCATTATAATACTTATAGTCGTTTTATATATTATTTATTTGCTATATAAATATATCTCTTCTAAAAACAACTTTGGTTTGGAGTTTATAGAAAACAATACCAATAATGCTTATGGAAACAAACCTATGAGAAAACAAACAAATGCTGGTGGAGTTAAACCGTCAGAACCATTAGGACAAAACGAAGTGTTTGCTTCTGTTTCTGGTATTCAAACTTCTACTCAGGGAATTCCCCCATCTTGTAATATGCAAAACATAACAAACCCCAGCGAACTTTTACCAAAAGATACAAACAGTGATTGGGCGAAATTAAACCCATCGGGACAAGGATATATGGCGAACATAAATTTATTGAAGGCGGGTTATAACATTGGTATAGACACAATAGGAAGTTCATTAAGAAACGCAAACCAGCAAATTCGGTCTGAACCACCCAATCCACAGTTGAATGTTGGTCCTTGGAATCAAAGTACAATCGCACCTGACTTTTTAAGAGTACCATTAGAAATTGGTTCTTGCGTCCAGTAAATATCATTTTCCAAAAATATATTTGATAACTATAAAATGATTTGACTTTAATGATTATACACCGAACCAATAAAACAACATAACATTAACTTTAACAAGAAACAGAAACAAAAACAGAAACAAAAATAAATCTATGTAATTTCAGAGTAATTATTTAACAAAGGCATAAAATATTACAAGATTATATAAAATGAAAATTCAAACTATTTTATTTTATGTAATGTTTGGAATTGCATTATTTATTTGTCTAAAAATTTATCAAGACAATAAGGATACTTTTAGTCTAAAATGTATAATATCATCAAAAGATGGAAATAGATATTGTGTTAGAGATAGAGAACAAGTAAATAAAGCGGTTGATTTACTTGCAGAAGTATCTATTCGTTGTAAAACATTGGTTCAAAAGATGAAGGAAAAATATCCAGACGATGAAAGAATTAAAAGAATGTGTTCTAATTTCAATCCCAAAAAAATTATGGAGACTTTACCAACAAGCGAATTAACCGCTTATTCTGAAAATAAAGGAGAAAAAATAGCATTCTGTTTAAATAAAACAAGAAACGATGATGAAAACTTAATAGATGCTGATACTTTAACTTTTGTGGCACTTCACGAGTTAAGTCATACAATGACAAAATCAATAGGTCATAAACAAGAGTTCTGGGAAAATTTCAAATTCATTTTAATAAATGCAAAAGAATTTGGTATTTACCAACCCAAAAATTATAAAAAAGAAAACAGAGAATATTGTGGTATGATTATTAAAGACAATCCATATTATGATTTGTGATTTTTTTGTGATTTTAATTTTTCTGATTTCATAAATTGTATTGGTTGTAATATAGTGATTGTGGGCGTGAGTTATAGTATTTGTTTGTTTAACACAAATTTACGCATATATATTTTATCAATATATAGAAAAGCAAACAATTTTATATACAATTAATTACAATTATGTATAGTGTATGTAAAGTAAAAAATTTCATCACAGAAAACACATTTGATTTTTTATTTGTATTTTGTGATGAAACACTGTATAATACAAATATAACATCAAGATTTAAAACAAATCCAAATGACTACATAGATGTTATACCAATATTCACAGAAGAAGAATTAGCAGAAGTTAATACTTTTAACTCACAAGTTATTTTTATCAATCAGGCAATTTATCCAGATGATAATATTGCAACTGTAAAAATAAAAATTATGGAAGCAATAAAAACAAATACAAATTTTCAAGTTGTTTTTGAAGAAATATATATGTTTTTTGAAAAAAAGACAATAATAAATGTAAAAAATGTGTATAACGAATTAAGTCAAAACCAAACAATAGACATTACACCAATAAGATTTATACAATTTTTAAAAAATATTCACACTGATGATATATTGGTTTTGGAAGACGAAGAAAAAATATCTTCTTACACTTATAACGATATTTTAGACTTGAATATAAATAATAAAGAAGTTGAAATTTCTACTCCGTTGGGTCAAAAAATTACATTAACAACAAATTACATAATAACCGCAAACCCTTACAAATTAGATAAAATTGACACTCTTATAAAAAATACAGATGATATCAATCTCGTAACAACACAAAACACCGAATTGCTTTTTAACTATTTTGGTGGAAATATAACAACACCCTCAACCCAAACACAACCCTCAACTCATTCTAAACCACCCATTATTAATCTTTGTTTAGGAAAAAATGTACTAAACAACTTTGTCTCAAAAAATAAAGATGACACCTTTTTAAGAAACATTATTAAAATATATTATCCTATTTTGTATAACAACTATAACATATCAAGTATTGAAGAATTAAATGAAAAATACGATGAAATTGAAAAGCAAAATACAGAAAAAATACTTACTGACGGAACATTTGCGAATTTTAAAACTGTATCCCTTTTTTATGATATTTATAAAAAACAAAAGCAACAACCATTTATAAAACAACAAGGAATAAGAAATATAAAATTTTTATTTTTTATGACAAATGAAATTAAACTACAATTAGACACAATTTTTAAACTTATTCATACAACACAGCAAACACCTTTAATAAAATATAATCCTTCCAGAAAACAGGAAAAGGTTTATAAACTATTCGTAAAAGAAAATGCGATATCAAAGGATGGACGCAGGATACCGATTTTAAAACCACAAGTCATTTTAAAAACAATAAAATCATTAAACAAGTCCAAAACTATATCATTTCTCATTATTTATCAAGAAAAACACGAGATAGAATGTTGTATTTATGAAAACGGAAGTATTTTATTTTCAGCAGAATTCTTAACAACTACGACAACATCAGGACAGATAGATGATAAAAATATAGTAAATGTTGAAGATATTAATCAAATGGCAAAAGAAACATTAAACCCAATCATAAATGAATTGCGATTATTTTCTACTCAGTCTGGTTATGAAATAAGGGATTTTGAGAGTTTGTATGATGAAAATGTTGTTATTGTTGATTTAAATTATGAAATATCTATAAGCGGAGTGAAGAAGGATTTTGACATTGTCAAATTTTCAAAATGTATAAACCCAGTTATGACTTTGGAAAATATAGAAAAAGATGATATAACACTAAGATTTAAACGAGTTAATAATTTTGACAAAACAGCACATATAGAAGCATATATTATTGAAAAACAACGGAAAAACATTAACGAAAGACAAATTTTAAAAGATATAATTGAAAATTTTGAGGATTTAACCAAACAAGAAGCGATACAAGCAATTAAAAATGTTTCTGATTTAGAACTTCAACGAGGATTTGGAACATATAAATATCTTTCAAGAATAAACCCTGGGTTTCGTGTTTCAATTCATAAAGATTTTAATAAGGGTATAATTCGTTTCAACATTCTCGGTATTAACAACATTCTCTATCTTCAAACAATACCAATTTATATTTTTGGTTTAATAACAATGACACAAACAACTTTGGGAAGTATAAGAAAAAAAATAGAAGATGTTTGTAATAATACAACAAAAAAACAAGATGTGTTTGTAGTTAAAGATATTGTTGGTGTTTATGAGGACATATTAGAAAAACCAATAATACATAATGAGGAAAATAAAATAATTGATACAGCAAGACTTATTATTAATAAAATACAAAACGAAACCATAGAACAAACACCATTACAAACAAAAATACAACAAGAACAAACCAAAAAAAAGTATGGTAGTATGTTTTACGATTTTGACGATGAAAGCGATGATGATAATGATGAAAGTGATGATAATAATGATGAAAATGATGTTATTGGATATGATAATGAAGGAGAAGAAGAAACGAAGAACTCACAACCAACTTTTTTTGGAGGTGCTGAAAAGGAAAAGAAAAAGTTGAGGTTTGCTGATGAGTTCAACGATTTTTCAAGTGATGATTATAATAATGAAAACGAAGAATATGAAGATGATGATGACGATGATGACAACGATGATTATGAATACAAAATTAACAATACTAACAAAAAAGGAGAATTTAGAAATATTGTAGGAATGAGTTTAAATAATCCTTACTACTTTCAAAAAAAAATAGAAGAAAAAGCACCTTATTTATTTGTCAATGAAGATAAAAATATTGAAAGTTATTCACGACTTTGTCCTTCTAATTTAAAAAAACAACCAGTAGTGATTGATAAAAAACAACTTGATGAAATACAAAAAAAATATCCGAATTACTTGAAACCAGAAGATGTTTTAAAATATGGTAAAAATAATGAAGAAGCATATTATTATATTTGTCCTCGTTATTGGTGTTTATTAACTGATTCATACATCAGTGAAGAAGATGTCAAAGCTGGAAAGTGTGGAGGTATCATTCCAAAAAACGCCAAGGTCGTTCCAGAAGGAAAATATGTATATGAATTTTTCGGCAGTGAGAGCGAACACGGAACAAAGAACAACTACATTAAACATTATCCGGGGTTTCATAAAGATAAAGCAAACGGTTATTGTATTCCTTGTTGTTATAAAAAATGGAAAACACCAAAGCAAATAAAACAGCGTCAAACTTGTCAAATGGAGATGTTAAACGGAAAAACAACGGGAAATAACCCCTCAAATGTTGTTTCCGCACTTCAAGAACAAAAAGATGAAACACCAGAAGAAGATGAGAAGGAGGAAGTTGTTTCCAAAAAAATCCAACAACAAAAAGGACAGAAGGATGACATTATTATAACATACATAAAAGACCCCAATAATTTTCCAATGAAAGAGAAGGGATGGGGGTATTTACCTATTCCAATACAAAATTTCTTACACGAATTAAGTTCTGATTGTAGGGATGTGAAAAAACAAGGTATTTTAAAGTTGGGACATCCTTGTTTTTTGCGTCATAGTATAGAAATTAATAACAAACAATCTTTCATCGCCTGTATAGCAGATATTATTTACTATAAAAAAATAGAAAAAGTTCCAACAATAGAGGAGATGAAAGAAATAATGATAAAAACATTAACGTTAGATATTTTCATAACATTACAAAATGCTAATTTAATAACTATATTTGCGTCATCATCTATAACAACTACAACTACAACTACAAATATAAACGAAGAACATAAGCAGTCTAAATTATTTTCAAAATTAGATAAAACAAAAGATGAAGATATGGATTTTTTTAAAAAAGTAGTAAATGCGTTTGAAAATTTCAAACTGTTTTTACGAAATGAAAACAGTATATTAGACCATACATATTTGTGGGATTTCATAACAAGAAAGAATACATTTTTTAATAACGGAATTAATCTAATTATTTTAGAAATATCGGAAAATGATATAACAAGTAATGTTGAAATATTATGTCCTACAAATCACTATCAAACATCTTTTTATGACCCCAGAAAATCATCAATATTTGTTATTAAAAAAGGTGAATATTACGAACCTGTTTATTCATATTTAGATTATGGTAAAAAAATACAAATCAAAAAAATATTTAGCGAGTATGACCCTACTATTTCACCATCGTTAAAATTTGTAATTCAAAAAATTATAAAACCAATTATCGGAACACGATGTCTTCCTCAACCAAGTATGCAAATGGAAAAAAAAATTGATAAAACAATATATAGATTTAAAAAACCGTTATTGTTAAACAATCTTGTAGAAATTCTCATAAAAGATTTGAAATATACAATTAAAAAACAAATTATTAATTTTGAGGGAAAGGTTATTGGTGTAGTATCATCTATTGGTAATACAGAAGGGTTCGTTCCCTGTTTTCCATCATCTGTAATAGATGTTTTTGACTATGCGTATATAACTTCACCTGACATTTGGAAACCATACACAGATACATATATGTTTTTGGAAACATTATATAGACGAAGTAGGGAAAAAATTCCCTGCAAACCAATAATAAAAATTTCAGAGTATGATACAACAATCATTGTAGGTTTTCTAACATTGACAAATCAATTTGTACCTTTTTCAGAACCAATAGAAAAAACCGCGACGAATGACGAAATGGATATTATAGATGGAACGAATTATTTAATAAATGAAAACAAATTTTCAGAAGTTGATGAAAAACGCATTGAGTACATTAATAAAATAAAAATAGAAACTAACTTATATAATAACTTTAAAAATCTTATAAAAATTTTAATTAATAAAAATTCACCCGAAAGTCTTCAAGTGAGAGAAAGCATATTAGAAAATGTGAATAATGTTTCACTTACATATTTAAGAAAATTGCAAAATATTGAGGAACTTTTACACAAAATAACAGACGAAAATAATATTGTTTTTGATGATGAAAAGTTTAAAAGTATATATACATTGAAAGATTTTATACAAAATGAAAACGCAAATCAAAATCAAAATCAAAATGAAAAAACAAAAAACCCGACAATTCAAACTGTGTTTCCAAAAATAAACATAATGACACAAAAAGACAATTCTAATATTTATTTTAAAAAATTAGCAGATGAATTTGTCAGATTTGATACAACAAGATATATAATGTTTCAACCTGAAAAATCATTCATAACTTTCAACGAAGTTTATTATTCGCTTCATAAAAATGAAATTATGTTATTACAAAGTTTGATAACAAAAGAATATTTTGAAACTTTTGAAATAATAGATATAGATGAGTACTACTTAAAATATAAATCGTTTGATGATACCGAACCTTACAAAATGCAAATAAATTATACTAATCAGATTGATATTTATCAATTTTTACAAAAAAAAATATCAGAAAATGATGAAATTTCCTCCTGTCAGGTTTCGGTTAATCCAGTTAATTCTATATTTTGGAAAAATTGCTTTCCAAAAAACAAATACAACGAATTAAAATATGATGAAACACTTATTTGTAATTTCTCTTTTATTTCGGATATTTTAGAAAGGGTAAAGGGAATACAAGTTAGTTTAATAGATGTAAAAACTGTACTATATAATGAATATATGAAATACTACAATTATAGCAAAGAATACGAAAAAAAGATTATTAGTATTTTGAATTATCAAGGTAAAAAAACATTTATAAAATTATTAAGTTTGGGTAAAATAGATTTTGAAACACTTATTTTTAATGAAAAATATTATTTTACAAATTTAGATGTCATTTTGTTGATGAATTATTATAAAATAAATTCAATATTCATATCTTCAAAAAATCTTATGGAAACTTCGTTTAAATATAAGTATTTTATAATTTATTTTAATGAAACAGAAAAGTTAGGTAAAAATGAGGATAACGAATTTATATTTATTACTTGCCGTCCTATATTAGAAGCAGATACAATCCCAAAGTATTCTATTATTGAAAATATCCAAACCAAAAAAATTAACATTCACATAAAACAATTGTCAAAATTCTCTGAATGTTTTACAAATTTTTCACAAGTATTAAAAGACCACGAAATAAACCAAACAAATACATCAAACTTCAAATATTTTTTAGATAAATTTGACATAAAGTGGTTAAATCTTCTTAAAGGAGAAAATGAAATAGAGAAACCCAATATAACAAAAAAAATAAAACCAGCGAAACCTGATATCATTTCAAAACAAAAAATGATTATTAATAAGAAAACCAAAAAAGTCAGACAATTATTATAGAGTGTAATTACTTACGCGTCATTGTTATAATTAAAATCATCTAATGCAATATCACCCACTTCACAATTTTTCAATATTTTATCATATACCTTATCTATTTTTTGTTCTGCATTGTAAATTATTTCTTTATCGTTTTCGTTTATAATTTCTTGATATATAGATGACGATATTGTCGTATCTGTTAAAAGTGTAATAATAAAATATAATAAATATTTTCTTTTTTTCTTCATAGAATTTTTATAACGAATACAAAATAATTGTAATGCGTTTTCTGTTATTTTGTATAACAATTTGTTTTCTCTTGAATAGTAAAGTAAAATTTCCCAAAAAATCCAAATAATATCGGTTTGCAATTTTGCGTCTATAACTACATTTGGAAATTCTCTATTAGACCCAAAACATAACTCGCCTTTTCTTTTTAATAAAATTTCATACTCAATTACATATTCAAACCAATAACACGCCATCAAAGAATTGCGATCCAAAATATTATAAATAAATTCATTGATTGGAACTTGTAATATTTGTGGGTCTTCATCAGAAACTAAAAAATTATCAATATAAACTCTTGGTGATTTTATTTTATTTGTAATATTTGTAATGTTAAATTCTTCATCTTTAATTTTTATTTCCTGAAAAGTATGAAGACTTTTTTTAGACAAGCATAAAATACATATAATTTCAGTAAAAAGTTTTCGTATTCTTGGTTCGTTTTTTAGTTCTTGTATATCGTTTTCGTCATCATTGTAAATACACTTGAATATATCAAACCTCATATTTAGATAAATTACAAGTTTTGGGTTTGAAACTTGTATGTGTTTTGAGAAAAAGGAAATAATGCATTCCCATAACTCAACATAATAACACGAGCATATTAATTCACACGACCAATACAATGCATTTTCTATTTTTGTTTGAAGACAAGAATTAACAAGTTCTTTTATAACATCGCACTTCTTGAAATTAGAAACAGTTGAGTTTTTTAAAATTGGTGGTGGAGGTGAAGATGGCGAAAGTATTGTCAAAGGTATTTGATGATTATGTTTGTTGTATGTGTGGTGTTTTGATGAAGAAATAATTGCACCTAATCCAGATGATGTTATTTGTGGAAGTGGTATTTCTGTTGTGTATGTATAATTGTTGTTTTCTTCATTCATTAATTTCTTTCTTTATAATAATTATGAAAATTATAAATGAATTATATAACGCTTATGTTAAACTTTCCAGTATAGCAAAAATAATATTCTGGATTTTTGTTTTTTTATTGTCTATTCAAATTTTTAAAACATTTAGCATTAATGGTAATGGAAAAGGAAACATAGAGAGTTTTCAACAAGATGATGACTTTTTATTTATAGAAGGCGATAAAGTATATGATGATTTTTACGCTTCTATTTACGATAACTTGGTTTATAGCAACATAAAAAATAGTTATGAAATAGGCGAGATTGTAAATAAAACTACACCAACAACAGAAAGCATTATATTAGATGTTGGATGTGGAACAGGACATCATATTTCCAAATTAATGGATATGGGTTTTGAAAATTCTATTGGTGTTGATAAATCCACAGCAATGATTAAGAGAGCAAAAGAAAATTACCCACAGTATAACTTTATGGTGGGTGATGTATTGCGTAGTTCCACATTTCAACCCCAATCATTCACGCATATTTTGTGTTTGTATTTTTCTATTTACTACTTGAAAAATAAGGAATTGTTTTTTCAAAATTGTTATAGTTGGTTGATGCCCGGTGGTTATGTTGTGGTTCATTTAGTAGATAGGTCAAAATTTGACCCCATTTTACCACCCAGCAATCCTCTTTATTTGGTAAGTCCCCAGAGATACGCAAAAGAAAGAATTACATCATCCAAAGTATCATTTAATGATTTTGAGTATCAAGGAAATTTCGTATTGAATGAGAACACAAACACAGCAAGATTTGTTGAAAAGTTTTCGGGTAAAACAACAAACAAACGGCGGAGACAAGAGCATATTATGTATATGGAGGATACACATAGTATATTACAACTCGCTCAAAATGTGGGTTTTATCATAAACGGACAGATTGACCTAATCAATGTAAGTTATGAATATCAGTATTTGTATATTTTACAAAAACCTGAATGATTTGATTAAAAAAATATGTTTGTTTATTACTATAAAAATTTATTATACCATTATTGTAGTTGTTTGCATATCATAAATGTTATATTTTTAAAAGTATAATGTTAATAATATATAATTTAACAGTAACACTAATAAAAATGTTATATTAAAATAATTTCCTCTTCTTTTATTTTCAATTCCTCTTCTTTTATTTTCAATTCCTCTTCTTTTATTTTCAATTCCTCTTCTTTTATTTTCAATTCCTCTTCTTTTATTTTCAATTCTTCTTCTCTATCAAGAATAAAAGTATATTCTGGACTTTCTAATAATAATTTTACTATATCTATAAAGTTATTATTACACAATTCTTTATCATTTGAATTAAAACCATTTGGATTAAAGTTATAATTATAACCTCCATCATCACAATATGTATATACAGTTTTTGATAAACTATTACCAATAAATTTTATAATAAATAAATCACGAATAGAAAGTCCGTGGAATTCAAACTTATATGTAATGTTTCCTCTCATTATATCATTGCGATTTCCAGCAGTATAATTAATATCAGGTTTATATAATTTTAATATTACAATATTATCATAAAAATAATAAGTTTTATATATATCGTGTTTGATAAAATAACCACAAAAATATTGTTTGTAAATTTCAGTAAAATAAAATGTGAAAAATTTATTATCAGTATTATTTTTACTTTTTTCTTCCATCATATCTATACATTCATTTATATTTTCAATGTAATGTTGATTATTTTTTCTTATAGTTTGATTACAATCTAAAATTTTATTTTTTTCTTCATTTAAAAATTTAATAAAAGTTTTTACATTGTATTGTGGATTTTTATAATTATGTATATTGTTGTTTTTGTTATGTGATGTTTCTGTGTTATCAACCCCATCAAATAAAATAGTATCAACGCTCATATTTGTTTTTTACTTTGGAATAATTATTTTTTATTTAAAATTTAATTCATTTTTTAAAAATAATTATTCTGTTATCTTAAAATTTATGTTTATTATGTGCTGGTTGTAGTCGTCGTAGTAGTAGGTGCATTTTGTATTGTCGTATTGGGGTTAAAATACCAGTAAGAAGATATATAATTTGTGGATTTCAACCCGACACTATCCGTCATTGTGGTGTTCGGTCCAGCATTAACTAAGTTCTGTATAGCAGTTGTTCCCATAGCATAGTTATAATACCATAAGTTAGAAACATAACCCTGAAATCCACCATTCATACAAACATAAACATCTCCATAATTCTGTTTTGGGGGACTTGTTAGTAAAAGACTATATGTAATAACACCATTAATATAAATATCCAATGTTGTATTTTCACACCGAATAATCACATTGACCCACTTGTTTAATGGAATGTCGCCAATTTCAATACTCTGGTTTGGATTGTCAAATGTATTCATATATACGGTTATCGTGTTGGTTGCGGGATTGATATATAAACCCGGTGCGTTGTTGGGTGAAATTAACCCCGTTGTAGCATCTACTGTATTGTTGCCCTTGCTAAACACATGCATATAAGTAGAACCACCCGGACTTAATGAACTATCTTTTACATATATCCACACAGACCAAGTAAATTCAATACCATTTTGTGCGTTGTTTGACCTATAAATTGTTTTTGAAGTAGAAACACTGGGGTCTTGTGTAAAAATAAGTGCATTTGTAGCATCTACCATACCTGTTATTAGTTTCGGCGATCCGTTTGTATTTGCAGAGTTCATTATAAAATACATAATGTTTAACCCAATCTTTAAAAGTATTACGAACACAATGACAAGCAAAATTATAAAAATAATTTTAGAAATAATACTATCACTGGAAACGATATTTCTAAAATCGGTTACATATTTTGTTGATAAAACTTTATCACGAAATGATTTCAAACTCTCCATTTAAAATAATTAGAGAAATTAATTAAATAATTAAATTGTTAAACTACTGACTTCTTGTGAATTGTTATAAAGAGATAATTCCACGGTGTAATTGTTGGAAAACAATGAATAAGTACCACTGTATCCTTTTGCATATATGTTCCAAGCAGTCTGTGGGTCTGTTGCATTGGGCCAATATTGTAAATTGGAAGTATAACCCGAAAATCCGCCATTGGGAGTAACATAAACGCTCTGTGTTGAATCAACATAAGCAATATTAGGTAAAAGTGTGGTCTGAACCAATTTTCCATCTAAATATATATCCAATGTTCTGTTTGAAACGCTGATTAAAATATTTAACCATTTTTGAATTGGTATATCCTGAATTGGATTTGCCTTGACTTTTACAGGTTGAATTGTAGAAGTAGAAGCGGAATCAACACAAGCAACAAACACTAATAAATTATTTTCTGTATCGTCCAAAGCAATGGTTGGAGACCCAATATTTTTACTTGAACTTGCATTTCGTTTAAGAATAATTTTTTGTTGTCCGTAATTGACACTCCAATCTGTTATATATATCCAAATGGAAAATGTATAATTCGTTGCTGTTCCACTTGTTGATTGTGTTAAACTGGTTGCTTGAATTGTTTGTTCTATTGTAGCATCATTTACTCCCGATGTGAGAGACGAATTTTTTAAATAATAATACCTCACAATGAAAAATAATATTATTAGAACAATAACTATAAAAATAATAATAACAGGGTTCATTGAATTTATACTATATACGAATAATAAAAAATAAAAAATTTTATATTTTATATTTTATTTGTGTGTATGTGCCTATTTATTATATTTAATTTTAATACAATACAAAACTGTTAAATACTTATTAAATTTGTCATAAAGTCATTAAAATTATTCGTAGGAATGGGTGGTTCTTTGTCTTTCATACTTTGATACAAATTATAAATTTTTGTTAAATCTATTGAGTTTTTGAAAAACACAACATTACACAGACCACCTAACACTCCGTTATTTGTACCACAAGTCATAGGTAAAGAAGTATTAATATTTGGACTTGTAGTTTTTGACATTAACATTTTTCCATTATAAAAAATATCCATTGTCTCAACCGAAAAAACAATAACCATATTATTCCATTTTTGTAATTCAATTCCCGATTTTTCAAAAACTAACATACTTTGTGGTGTTTGGTCTGACGCTGTCTGAGTTATACTGGGAATTTTTGGTATTTTTTCTGGTTTCGTACAAATTACCGATGGTGTAGTTGTGGTCGTCGTTGTTGTTTTGTTTTTTGACAAACAGTTATTATATTCGTTCATTTTTACAATGTAGTCATTCAATTCTTTCATATATTCTTCATTGTTGGTTGTTTCTTCCGTATTGACGGAGAAGATTTTTAAAGTATTTGTAGAAGCATTGTAAGTAATGATGGGGTTGTTGCTATAATTGAAAATTTCCGTATCCTCTGTATATGTAAAATTGGTATTGGGAGGATATGAATCAATAAAAAACCAAAAAGATATACTGTAATTATAAAGTTGTGTATTTGTTGAATTAGAACCAAAAATGACATCACTTGTTGCAATTGTTGTTTTTGTGTTTAAATTAACAGGTTTCAATAACAAAGATGTTCCATTTTGTAAATAATATTTGTCAAAAACCAATGAATAAATTTTATTTCCTATTTTTCTTAATATGTAAATAACGACAAAAAACACCAAAATGTAAAGTATTATTTTTCCAAGATAAAACACATCTTCTTTTTTTGTAATTTTATATTGATTTGCAATGCTGTATTGTTTTCCTATATTTTGAATAACTTCTTCATATTTTTTTTCAAAATATGTTTTTTCTACCTTTTTTTGTACTTTTGGTTTGGGTATAAAATCTTTTCTGATTGTAAATAATTCCTGTGTTAATGTTCCCAAATAATAAATCAATAAACATAAAAATGCAAAAATTGACAGTTTTGTTATAGTAGATGTTCCGCTTGTGCTTTGAGAAAAAGCACCAGAAATATTATACGATATTAAACCCGCTAAAACAAGAATAATAAGAGAAAATACAAAATTATATACAAACTTGAAAAATTGATATAATGTTTTCTCATTTGCTAACTTTGATTTTTTGATATCTTTATCATCAATGACAGGAGTAAAAATAGAGAATACGGCAAAAATAAGAAATGTAAAAAAGCACAACCCTATGATAAGAATGATTGGGTATTTATCATAAAGATTATTTGGATTGACAGCGATAATATTAATAATAACCATCAAAATAATTAACGAGAAAAATAATGTATATTGACGAATGTTGTATATTTTTATTTTTAATTCGTTATTTTCTTTGAGAGCATTAAAATTTTGTCTTTTTTCGGGTATTTTTCTTTCTAACTCTCGTTGCATATTTTTTATTGTGTTTTTTAGATTTTCGCATTTTTTACTAAGTGGAAAATCATTTTTTAAATCACGCAGATATTTATCATCACTGATATCAACTTTTCCACATTCTTTACTGTAAAATTTCTTGTATTTTTCTATTTTTTTGGTAATTTCTTCTATTCTTCTTTTGTGTTGTTCTATTATTTTTGTTTCTTTTTCAGTGTATCCAGATGTTGCCTTTGAAACTAAAACATTTTTATCAATTTGTAGGAAATAATATATTATGATGGAAATGAAAAATGATATATACATACCCGTATTTACATTTTTTGTAAAAACTCCATTTGGGTTACTTGCTGTAAGAATAATTAATACCAAAAATATGATAAAAAACAATATCCCAACAGTTCCATCTGCTGTTGAAATTCCCTTTGTTGTTTGTCCTACTTTATCTATGTTTGTTTGGACTGATGACAAAATAGGAGAAAAATAATTTTCAGCATAATGATAATAATTACATAAAAAGTAAGAAATGAAAAATAAAAATCCAACAATTATAACCATCAACAAATTCACATTTATTTTTCCGTTTGTCGTAGAAATATCAAACCCACTTTTTCCCACTGAGAAGGCAAACACCAAAAATATAAAGTAGAAAAAAACCAATAACATAAGAATATATACACGCCGTGTTTCATTCAAGTGTTGTATTGTTGATTTTCCGTAATCTTTTACACTTTTACAATTTATAATAAACACTACAAACGATACGAAAACAAGAAAAGCGATAACACCCAGCAGTATAACATTATTTTTTCCATCCGTGGTTTTCATACTTAAACCATTTTTCGCGTACAAACCAGAAAACACCAAAATAAGAACTAAAACAGAAACCGACAAAAATAAAAACAAATTTACCCCGCTATTAGGTTGTGATGATATTAATGAAGCAATATTTGAAACATTATTATTTATATCTTTTTGTATTTCAGTAGAATTACAGAACAAAATAACACCAATAAGTATAACAATAACAATAATAAATGTGAGTAATAAAATATCTGTTTTACCACCAGATGTTTTTGTGTTAAACCCATAAGTTGGAATATAATAAAAAAATGGAATAACAAGAGCAAAAAGTAAAAGTATTAAAAAGTAAAACGCGGAAACAATAGTTGGTGCAAAAGAGTTGTTTAATCCGTCCAAAGTTGTTTTAAATACACATTGAATTACATTCCATATATTCGTTATGTGACTTTTTATAATAAATGAATACAAGACCAACAAAATGACTGCAACCAATAAAAACGATAATAAGTAAATGTTGGTTTTCCCTTCTGTTGTTGTAATTGAAAATCCATATTTTGGTCCTAAAATGCTAACTGATACTAACAAACAAATAAACACAATAGATAAAAATAAAAAAGGTGTATATATGACTTTTTTACAATCTATTTTTTCAGGTTCTGTTTGCGTTGTCGTCTGTGTTAATGTATCAAAAAATAGTGGATAATTGTTTTTTCCTGTTCGTTGTGAAAAATAAAATAAGAATATAACAAAAAGAAACAATACAAATAAAAAGAAAAAAACAATTCCTGTTTTTCCTTGTTGTGTTGTCAATCCATATTTTGAAATCAATAATACAAACAAAATAAAAAACAACGCAATTAAAAAAATGAAACCACCAGCAAAGTATATAGAATTTTTAGAAATAAATTCAAAAAGGGATTTCCTAAAAAATATGGTAAAAAAACCAGAGAGAAAAAGGAATATAACAGAGAATGCAAGAAGTGAAGTGTTATATATTCCTTGATTGATAAGAACCAAAAAAGAGAAAAATAATGTAAAAAATGCTACACTAAAAAACATAATAAGACCAATACCAATTGTTTCATTTAAAATCCCATTACCTGACCCTTTTCCTCCTAATGAATTTACAATTTTTAAAATCAATTCTTTATTAATTGAACCATATAATAACATAACTACACCTGAAACGAGAAGAATAACAAGAAGAGCAAGATTAAAATTTCCTTTTGACAAAAGAACCACAAAAGTTATGAAACATATAAGAAATACAATACCAATTAAAATAAATAAAATATTTAGTATCTCATACATATAATATAAGTATTTGTTTTAATTTTTTATTATTAGACACAAAATTAAAACATTTGTAAAACCATTATTCTATACACTTACATACAATATTATAAAAAAGTTTGTGCCGTCTTTTTACGATGACAATGGGGACATAATGCTTTTAAATTATTTACCCCATTTGTTCCTCCATCTTTCAAAGCAATAATATGATCCACTTCAAAAGTATGGTCTAATGATTTTAAACACTCCCCACATTTCCAATTTTGATTACTTGCTACATATCGTTTCTTTGTTTCACTTACAGACCGTTTATGAATGTTTTGTTGAAGTCCAATGCCACCGCCACCATTTTTTTGAATATTAATTATTTGTTGCTCTTGTTGTATGGTTGTTGTAGTTGGAGTATCACTACTGTAATTCATAAATGCATCTTTTGAAAACTTACTGAATTGATTATGTGTTATATCTAATATTGGACTTAGTATGTTTGATGTTGATTTATCTATTGGAACTATCTTTAAAAAGTTATTTCCACTTGCTAATAAATTTTTTATATTTTCTTTTGGTTGTTTCTTTAAAATATAATATATAAACAACCCACCAACAATAACACCCACTATTTTATAATATTTTTTGTAAGAATAAATCATTTTAGAGTATTTATTTTCGTAATAAATATCTGTAATAATAAGTCCAAGAATAATAAGACCCCAAAATTCAATACTCATAGGAATACTTATACTTAAACTATATATTTTGCTTTTTGTTGAATACATTTACCCACAACTTCACATATTCCAATCTAAGAATAACAAAAGAATTAAATAATCAAAAAACGATAGACAATAATTAACAACAAGCAAACAATAACAATGATTTACAAATTATAAAAATAATAACACGCAAATATTAAAATACCAAGAATAATAAAATACACAATCTGTTTCGTATGTTTTTTAATTTTCCTTAAAAAAAGCGAATTCTTTTTATCATCAGCATCTTTATATAAGTTATAATATTCAATATAAAAATCTTGAATTTTTATTTTTGGTTTTCTTAAATGTTCGTTTATTTTATTGTTTATAAACCACAACCAACGAACCAATGATTCACGATTGTCTAAATACGGTGATACTGGATAAAGATATAATAATTCTGTATATTTTTTTATAGCTTCTTCATTTGGTAAAAACAGGGGTAAAAAATTCATAAAAAAATCATAATATTTTTTTTTAACTATACTGTTTGGATAATTTGGATAAATAATACAAATTGTTCGCAAGAAAAACCAATAATGTGGTCCCCATACTTCATTATTTAAATTTTTATCCATATTTTTTCGCATATTCATATTTAATAGTTAAAAGATAAAGATAAAATAATACTGATTATTAAACTTTTATAATCGTTTTACAATATAACTTACAAAAACAAAAAAATGAGTAATAACAGTATTATAAATAAAAATAATAAGATTGTTGATTGTGTATGTTCTAACTGTTCAATATACGGACATATGTATAGCAATTGTCATTTACCTATTAATTCTTATGGGATTATATGTTTTCGTTATATGAAAGGAAAAATTCAATACCTTATGATACGACGCAAGGACAGTTTTAGTTATATTGATTTTATAAGAGGTAAATATTCTATTTTTAACTTAGAACAATTGCAGTATATTATAGATGAAATTACAATTGGAGAAAAAGAAAAATTATTAACACATAACTATGAAACTCTGAGAAACTTATTGTGGGGGTCTAATTATGTTCCAAGTATTCATAAAACAGAAGAAAATATATCACAACGAAAATTTGAAACAATAAAAAATGGTATTAGGGTTTCTAATTTTGGTAATTTTTCGTCATTATCGTCATCGTCGTCATCTTCTTCACTAATAACTACATTAGACGACCAAGTCATAACTCTTAAAAAAATCGTTGAGAATAGCAAAACAAATTACATAGAAACAGAATGGGAATTTCCAAAAGGTAGAAAAAATAATAACGAAACTGACTTAAATTGTGCCTTACGGGAATTTTCAGAAGAGACAGGATATTCTAATAATCTTTTAAATGTAGTTGATAATGTTTTACCTTTTGAAGAAATCTTTATTGGGTCTAATTATAAGTCTTATAAACATAAATATTTTTTGGCGTATATGGAAAAAAATATTGATTTTCTTGATAATTTTCAAAAATCGGAAGTAAGCAAGTTAGAATGGAAAACTTACGAAGAATGTATTAAATGTTTAAGACCTTCAAATAAAGAAAAACGAAAAATAATTGATTGCGTCCATTTTTTAATCAGTAATTATACTTTATCAAATAAAATAATATTAGATTAATTTAAAGCAAACACATAAACAAAAACACAACAGTAAATAAAATGATAGAAGAAGAATATAATAACCAACAAAATCAACAAAAACAAGAACAAGGACAGGATAATTTAAACTGCAATGTACCACAAAATAAATATACTCCTAAATGCAACAAACTTTTATTAGAAATGGAAAATAAAGATAGAAAAGAACAAGAAGACACCCCACAAGAAAATATATTATATCCAACATTGAATGACCCAAATTTTAATAAAAAAATTTCATTAAAAAAGGAGTTTTATGAAACAAGATACGATGGTACTATTCATAAAAATATTGAAGAATATACCGAAGTTTTGGGAAATGCCGATTTTGAATTATCACCACATCAAATTTTTGTTAAAAATTTTTTGAGTATTCAAACGCCGTATAAAAGTATTTTGTTGTACCACGGTTTAGGAACAGGGAAAACTTGTAGTGCTATTGGTATTTGTGAAGAATACAGAGACTATATGAAGAAAGCAGGAATAACAAAAAAAATTTTAATTGTTGCTTCTCCAATAGTTCAGGATAATTTTCGTTTGCAATTGTTTGATGAAAGAAAATTAAAACAAACCGAAGATGGTGGATGGATTATAAAATCTTGTATTGGGAATAAACTTTTAAAAGAAATAAACCCGACTGGTAATAAGGGATTAAATCGTGAAAAAATAATAAAACAAATTGATATACTTATCAATAAATATTATTTGTTTATTGGGTATATTGAATTTGCAAATTACATAGACAAAGTAGAAAGTCCAAAAATAACAAATGTAAATTTAAGTGAAAAAAGCAAAGTAAAAAATCTACAAATTGAATTTAATAATTCTTTTATTGTTATTGACGAAGTTCATAATATTCGTTATGCTGATGAAAACAAAAATAAGCGTGTTGGTGAAAGACTTACAAGACTTATTAGCACTGCTGAAAATATAAGACTTGTTTTACTTTCTGCTACACCAATGTATAATTCCTACAAAGAAATTATATGGTTAATAAGTTTAATGAATTTGAATGACAGAAGGGGAATTATTAATACAAATGATATATTTGACAAGGATGGAAATTTAAAAGTTGATGAAAACGGAAATGAAATTGGTAAAGAGTTGTTAATACGAAAAATAACAGGTTATGTTTCATTTGTTCGTGGTGAAAATCCTTATCTTTTTCCATTTCGTATTTATCCAAGTGAATTTATACCAGAAAGAACTTTTGATAAAATAAAGTATCCAAAATATCAAATGAATGAGAAAAAAACAACAAGTATTAAATTTTTGAGTTTATATTTGTCAAAAATAGGTTCGCATCAATCAGTTGGATATAACTATATCATTGAAAAATTGAAAAACACAATACCAAATTTTTTTGAACTAAACACATTTAAATATACTGATTTACAACTTCCGTTAGAAGCACTGAATATTATTTATCCATTTGGTGAAAATGGTGAAGAAGATATTATTGAAAATGAATTTTCTACTGTCATTAAAGATAATGAAACTAACGAGTTGATTGGAGGTTCTACAAATAACGATGATGATGAAGATGACGAAGAAGATGAGGATGATGACGGTGATGAAGATGATATAAGTACTGTGTCAATAACAACACAAACAAATTTAGATGAAAAAGACACAAATGATATAACAGAATTATTAAAATCATTGTCTTCAAACTTATCAACAACATCAACAACATCAACATCAACATCAACATCAAAAACATTATTTACACCAAAAGAAACACAAACATCAACACCAAGGGAAATTTTTAAAGACCGTGAGTTTGTTGATATGGTTGGGTTGGTTGGAAAAACAGGATTAAAAAATACTATGGAATTTGAAGAAAATGATAATGTAAAATTAAAGGGAAAATTCAAATATAGACCAGAAGTGTTAGAAAAATACGGAAGAATTTTTTCAAAAGACCAAATAGGAAAATACAGTTCAAAAATAAAAAGTATTTGTGATTGTATTGTTTCACCGTCAGGAAAAGTAAGCGAAGGTATTATACTGATATATTCGCAATATATTGATGCTGGAATTATACCAATGGCACTTGCATTAGAAGAAATGGGAATATCAAGATATGGAAATACACCATCATTATTTTCAGAGAAAATACAACCAGTGGATGTTAAGACAATGAAACCCCGTGAAAACTCCGAACAGAATTTTCAACCAGCAAAATACATTATGATTACAGGAGACCCTAAAATTTCACCAAACAATGAAGCAGAAATTAACGCATCAACAAACATTAATAATATAAATGGTGAAAAGATAAAGGTTATTTTAATTTCAAAGGCAGGTTCAGAAGGCATAGATTTTAAATACATAAGACAAATACATATTTTAGAACCTTGGTACAATATGAACCGTATAGAACAGGTTATAGGTCGCGGTGTAAGAAATATGAGTCACAAAGATTTACCATTTGAAAAAAGAAACGTACAAATTTTTCTTCACGGAACTATACTACAAAATCAACACGAAGAAGCAATTGATGTTTATTTGTATAGAATAGCAGAATTAAAGGCAATACAAATAGGAAAAATAAGTCGTATTTTAAAAGAAAATGCTATTGATTGTTTCATTAATCAAGAACAAATGAACTTTACACAGAAAAATATGAAACGAGAATTAGAAGGAATAGAAATAAATCAAATACTATCAACTGGGGAAACTATATATAATTATGAGGTTGGAGATAGACCATATTCATCTATTTGTGATTATATGGAAACTTGTAATTATAAATGTCAATCAACTGGGGTTTCCACAACAGAAACCGCAATAACCACGACCAATAAAAAGGAAAATATAAATACTGATACATATAACGAATTTTTTATAAAGAACAATGAAAAATTAATTTATAAAATTAAACTTTTAATGAAAGAACGACACTTTTATACGAAAAACGAATTAATAAAACTTATAAATATACCAAAACCATACCCATTAGAACAAATATATTACGCTTTAACAGAAATTATAAATGATAAATATGATTTTATTTATGACAGTTTTGGTCGCCCAGGCTTTCTTGTCAATTCGGGAGAATATTATTTTTTTCAACCTTATGAGTTAAGAAACAACGAAAAACCAAGTTTTTTTGACATTGAAAATCCAATAGATTATAAAAACAAAAATATAATTGTTGATGCAAAAGAAGATATTTATGAAAAAATAAATAGACAATTTCAGGATGTTGAATTACACCCACCATCTCAACAGTTATATACCAAATCAAAAAATACAACACAACATATAGAAGAAGACGAACAAGAACCAAAAGGGAAATTTCGGCAATTGAAACAAAGTAAAATAAAAATATTGTTAGAAGATATTTATGATAAGTATAATACTTCAAAAAATACAAACAATGTAAAACGAGGTGAAAAGGATTATTATAAACATATTGGGTTGTTGTTAAATTATATGAATGAAAAATTTAATATTGATGATGAAACACTTGATAAAATTTTGATTGATAACATTTTAGATTTTATGTTGTATGATGATAAAAAAGAACTCTTATATTATTTTTTTAATACAAACGGCGAAGGTAGCAATAAACATATAGATGTTCTTATTCGTGATTATTTTTTACAAAAATTATTAATATCTAAATCTGACCCTACTATTCGTGGTATTTTTATGTATAACAATGATACAAAAAAAATAGAAATATTTACCCAAAATGAAGATGGAAAATTTCAACATTCAACAGAGCAATATGTTTTAAATAAATTAGTAGAAATGATAAGAATAAACAAACAAGATTTACCGAGCATCATAGGGTTTATGATTTACAACGACAAGACAAGAGAGAACCTATTTAAAACAAAAGATACAAGTAATACACGAAACGAAGGTGCAATTTGTATTCAAGCTGGAAAAAACAATAACATAGCAACTTTAAACAAAATAGTTAAACAAATAACACAAGATGAAACTCTTTTATTTGATAAGGAAAATACTAAACATATAGTAAATATGGATATGTGTGTGTTTCAGTATTTTCTTTTAAAATATTTAAATTTCAATAAAAAAAATAATAAAAAATGGTTTATGACACTTGAAGAAACATTAATTAATGATATTCATAAGGCAACAAAATAATAGTTTTTGGTTTATATATAGTTGATAATAAACGAAAATGAAAAACGAAAAAAAAACAAAAATGAAAAAAATGATACAAAATATAATGTAATTATATAAATAAACAATAATCAATATTTAACAATAATAACAAACTTGAAATGTCAAAAACTACAAAACAACATAGTCATTATTCTTCATCTGCAAATCAACCTATTAGAGAAAATATGTTTGATAAGTGTCTTCTCACAAGAAATATAAATGTTTTATATAACAATGTCGGTAAATTTTTACATAAAACAATTGAAAATATGCTGAAAGAGTATTATGAAGGTAAGTGTGGGGTTGAAGGATATATAAAACCGAATTCTATACAACTTATCAGTTATAGTAGTGGATTGTTGAAAGGAGAATATATAAATTTTGAAGTTGTGTTTGAATGTTTAGTTTGTTTTCCTGTTGAAGGAGTTCTCATAAGATGTCAAGTAAAAAATATTACAAAAGCGGGAATAAGAGCAATAGACAATAAAAACGAACCAAGTCCGTTTGATTTATTTATTTCACGAGACCATCATTATAACAATTCTTATTTTAACGAGTTATCTATTGGAGATATTATTGTTGCACGTGTATTAGGTCAGCGGTTTGAATTAAATGATAAAAAGATTTCAATTATTGGTGAGTTGGTCGCAGTTAAATGATGTGTTTAATAAATAATATCATAACATACGAAAACAACAAATAAAATAAAAGAATTAATAAAACAATATTAAAATTATTTTAATTTATTTTTTTTATTGTTAAATGTCTTCTTGCGAACAAGACGAAAAAACGATAAAAGAATTAACCGCTATACAAAAGACAATTCAAACAATGTCAAAACATAATCAGGTTGAAATATTAAAAATATTGAAAAATAACGATGTGATTTTAAACACAAACAAATATGGAACATTTATAAACTTATCAGAAGTGAAAGAAGATGTTATTGTAAAACTAAAAGAATATATTGATTATTATAATATTCGGGAAATGGATTTTATCCAAGTTGAAAATCAAAAGGAAATATATAAAAATACAATATTTAACAAAAAATGACAAGCGACAAATGATAAATTAACTTTGTCGTAATGTCTTAAATTAAAATATAATATAAACAAGGTTTATTTTTAACACATAATGGAATTATTAAACTGGGTAAAAAAAGATAATTTGTCTTGGTTTTATTTATCAAAAAATTCAAATGCTATTGAAATGTTATATGAAAATATAGACCTTATAAATTGGTTTATGTTTTCACAAAATGAAAATCCACTTGCGATAGAATTAATAGAAAAAACGATAAATAACATTCAGTCTTTTTATCATTTGTCTTCTAATCCAATTGCGTTTGAATATTTGAAAACTCATCCAGAATTTATAGATTGGAGCGGAATGATACATAATCCAACCCCAGAAGCATTTGAATATGTAATATCTAATAATACCAACATAAAATGGTATGAATTTTTAGAAAATCCCTGTGCTATTGACATAATAATGAACGAACTTGAAAATGAATATATAAATTCATTTGAATACGATAAATTTATACACCGTTTATCATTTAACCCACATCCCATAGCATTAGAATATTTACAAAACCACCCAAATAAAATTAATTGGTGGGGTTTATCACAAAATCCCACCGCAATTACATATTTATTAGAAAATCAAGATAAAATAGATTGGAATGGTTTATGTTTAAATCCAACAAGCGAAGCAATAGAACTTTTACGAGAAAATAAAGATAAAATATTCTGGGATTACTTAGTTGAAAATCCTATGGCGATTGAATTATTAGAAGAAAATATTGACAAAATTAATTGGACGAAAATATCAATAAATCCTTCCATTTTTGAACCAAGAAACTTTATTTGTTTAAAATGACGAGAGTTATATTATTCAAAATCAATTTATAAACACACCATATTACATTAATAATATTGAGGTTTTATAATTACAAATAATCCATCTTACATATAACTGAAATTTTTTACTTAATGATTGGTATTGAAAAATTTATGCTTTTTGAATTAAACCAATATAAATCATTAAACTCTGATGTAGAAATTTTAAAGAATAAACCTAACAATACCATCACAGCAACCGTAAATTCAAAAACACCACAAGAACAAACTCCACAAAAAGAACAAAATAAAAACGAAAGACAAAAACGGAAAATAAATATACAAAACCAAAATAACACAAACACAAATTCAAATGTTGTTGTAAAACAAGTAGAAAACAAAAAAAAAGAAAATCTGGATAAATTATTTTTAAAGTTTCACGACATACATATAACAAAAACATCAAGTTCAAATTCAAAAATAACACAATTTCAACAAGAAGAAATAAAAACCAAACTTGAAGAAACAAAACTAAAAATAGAATATTTTGAAAAACTTAAAAAGGTGTCAGGGTTAAAAGAACTCCTCAAAAAATTAAAACTAAAATTAACTGATATTGAAACAAACTTTATAAATGAGGAAAAAATCAATGTAAAAACATTATCATTATTAATTATTACTTTTTTATTACCGAGAGTTTTTATTATTCAATATAAAAAGTGTATATATATCCATATTTCTTCATCAGTTTCTTTACTGTTTGATAACATTGTTTTAAATGTAAGATGTAATGATGTAAGTTATAATGGTATTGCCGAAAACAATGACGACTTTACTATTATGACAGATATACCAATAGAAGATTTAGAAAAATACACACAACAACAAACCCAACAAAATAATAATGATTTTTTTGTTGTTGATGATATTCATTTTAAATTAAAATCTATGACTTCTTACAAATTACCAGAATTGTTAAACATACACAATATACTTTTTACACAAAATGATGTCAAACAAGATACACCAAATCAAAAGAAAACAAAACAAGATATTTATAATGAAATAATAGATTATATGAATATGTAATAATTATGATATTATTATGAATATTGTAATATGTAAATCATATAGATAAACAAACTATACAAACTCAACATTGGTATGTTTATAATAAAAATGATTGAATAACATTATATTATAAACATATATAAATAAACATTTATTTACCCACGATGGAAAAAACACAAACAAATGATTACCCAGAAAAACTATTAAAAAATATGATTTCATTGTATTTTGAAAATAGACCGTGGTTAAAATCTCAAACTCAAATATCACACGAATTAGAAACAAGATTTGGGACAAGGAAGATAAAATTAATAACAAAAACTGATTATGATAATGTTATTAAAAAATTAAAATCTTTGGGGTTTCAAACTACGAATGATGATGGAAATTATATGTTAAGAATTTACAATGAATATATTTCAAAATCTGGAAATCGTAATGTTTCAAAAATAAGAACAGAAATAAACACATTTAACGGTGTTCGTGAATATTGTAAAACAAATGATATTAATGTATTATTAAAATCAAGTGTTCCATATTATAATGTGAAATTTGTTAAAAAAGAAGCTGTCAAAGACAAAAATAATTATGCCGTTCAAATGGCGAACTTTAATGATTTTAATTTTCGTGTTTCGTATCAAACAGAAGAAGAAATAAACCCGTCAAGTTCTATTGTAAAACTTATGTTAAATGATTGGTTAGAAACAAAAAAAGATTTTCGGTTTATTAATCGTGTTTCTTTTCAACAAGATGATAACCCTGTTATTGTTGATATTAGTATTGTTAAAACAAACACAAGACAAAAAAACGGTATGACAAAGTTAGAAACAACAATACAAGATGCGGGAGTTTTTACAAATATAGAAACTTACGAAATAGAGTTAGAAATTGATAATAATAAGATAGGTACTGGAACAAACTATGATACGAGTGATAAACTTCTCAAAGTTTTAAAAAGAACTATCAAGTATGTTTTGTCTGGATTACAGGGAACAAATTTTCCAATTTCTTACACAGAACAAGAAGCGGTTTTTAATGAGTATATGGATGTTTTGTATTCTTATGATAAAAAGAATTTTAACACCAACTCGCAAAAAATAACACCAAAAAATTTTATAGGTCCATCATCAATAACACTACAAATAAAAAATATAATACCAATACAAGAAAATAACACATTTCCAAACATAAGAAAAGATTATTGTGTAACAGAAAAGGCAGATGGAGAGAGAAACCTTTTATTTATTTCTAAAAATGGTAGATTGTACTTGATGAATACAAGTATGAATATGAGTTTTACGGGTTGTTATACTGAAAACACAAAACTATTTGGAACTATCATAGATGGAGAACTGATTTTGTGTGATAAGAACGGAAATTATATTAATTTATTTGCGTCGTTTGATATTTATTATTTGAATGGTACTGATGTAAGAAATATTCCGTTTATAAACACAGACGACCAAAATGAGAATAAACCAACAACAACACGGTATGAACTACTTATTAAAACGGTAAGTTCAATAAATGCAGTTTCTGTTTTAAAATCAAGTGTTCCTGACATAACAATAGAATATAAAAAATTTTATTCTACAAGAACAGGAGATGATACAAGTATATTTCAAGCTTGTAATTATATTTTGACAAATATAAGAGATGGTTTATATAAATATAATACAGATGGTTTAATATTAACACCAACAAAGTTATCTGTTGGTACAAATACACTTAATGATAAGGCGATTCAACCACCAAAAAAGCAAACTTGGAATCATTCTTTCAAATGGAAACCTCCTGAATTTAACACAATTGACTTTTTAATTACAACTGTAAAAGATGAAACGGGACAGGATATGACAAAAACGATTTTTGAAGACGGAATAAATGTTTCAAATGTGGAACAACTACCACAGTATAAAGTCATTACACTACGATGTGGGTTTGATGAAAATGTGAATGGATATATTAATCCTTTTCAACTTATGTTAGATGATAAAATAAATTCGGAAACATCAACGACAATTGGGACTGGTGAAGCAAACTATAAACCAGTTCAATTTTACCCAACCAATCCAAGCGACGACAAAGCGGGTATATGTAATATTTTAATGAAAAAAGATGCTAATGGTAATTATCAAATGTTTTCCGAAAATGATGAAGTTATAACAGATTATACAATTGTAGAATTTAAGTATGACATAAATTTACAAGATGGGTTTCGTTGGAAACCTATAAGAGTTCGTTATGATAAAACAAGCGAATTAAGAAGAGGTTTTAAAAATTATGGAAATTCTTATAATGTCGCTAATGATATTTGGTTTAATATTCATAATCCAATTACCGAAGAAATGATTACAACTGGAAGTCCTATTCCAGAAGAGATTTTAAACAGCGATGTTTATTACAATCGTTCAGGCGGAACCAGTAGAGAAACAAAAGCGATGCGAGATTTTCATAACCTTTTTGTAAAAAGAAAACTTATTTCTGGTGTTTCCAAGTCTGGAAACACTTTAATAGATTATGCTGTTGGTCGTGGTGGAGATATTCCTAAATGGATTGAAACAAAATTATCTTTTGTTCTTGGAATAGATATAACAGAAGATAACATCTGTAATCGTTTGGATGGTGCGTGTTCTCGGTATTTGAATTTTTGTAAGGATTTTAAAAATGTTCCAAAGTGTATATTTTTAGTGGGTAATACATCAAAAAATATAAGAAATGGAGACGCATTGTTTGGTGAAAAATCCAAAAATATTATTGGTGCATTGTTTGGAAACACAGAATTAATAACGATGGATAAAAAACTTCTCGGTGCGTCGGTTGTAAAACATTTGGGTGTTGGTACCGAGGGTTTTAATATTTCATCTATTCAGTTTGCAATTCATTATATGTTTGAAACACCTACAACTTTTTATAACTTTATGACTAATATAAGTCAATGTACGAAACTTGGTGGTTATCTTATTGGTACTTGTTTTAATGGAAAAAATATATTCAATCTTTTAAAAGATGTTGGGTTTGGAGATAGTTTTATTATTACAAATCCAAACACACAAACACAAGTTCAAAAAATATTACAAATAACAAAAAAATATACACAAACCACATTTGAAGATGACGATACTTCAATAGGAATGAAAATAGATGTGTATCAGGAATCAATTAACAATACAATCAGTGAATATCTTGTGAATTTTGAATTTTTAACGAGAATGATGGAAAATTATGGTTTTGTTCCACTTACAAGTGCTGAGAGTTTTAAAGCAATTGGATTACAAGAAAGTATTGGTCCATTTAGTGATTTGTATTCAATTATGGAAAACATAGAGAAAAAACAACAAGCGAGAGAAACTAACAAAAGATTATTTGGGTCTGCGTTAAATATGACAAAAGAAGAAAAACGAATTTCGTTTTTAAATAACTACTTTATTTATAAAAAAATTCGCGAGGTAGATGCTGACAAAATCACACAAAACTTTTTAGAAAAATCATTTTCGCAAGTTATGGAGGATAAAATGGAAATGATGAAAATGAATGTTTCAAGATTGAATAAAAAAATTATTATAGTTCCTGATGTTGAAGAAATAGATGAAACTAAAAAAAATGTATCAATAGATGAAATTGTAGTACCAGAACAAAAAATAGAGACAAAAAGAACAAAGAAAACAAAAATAGGAACACAAACAGAAACAAAAGAACGAAAACCACGAAAAACACGAATGACAAAAATAACAGAAGAAATACCAGAAGATGTTATGAAAACAAATGAAACACAAATAATAATAGACGAAGGAAAAAAAGATGAAAAGACAAATGAAGTTATAAATGTTAATATACCCGCTGAAAAAGAACCAATATTCTTTGAAGAAAAAACAGAACAGTTAAAACCGACAACAGAAAAGAAGAAAAGAGGAAGACCAAAAAAAAGATATTAAAAATTGATAAATTTAATTTATTTATGTCTTTATGAATTTTCATATTATACCAAAAATAAATTCACAAATTAACCTTTCGTTAAAACTTGTTGAACTCAATGAAAGCAATGAAGATAATGAAAATAAAATTACAAAGTCAAATAGTCTTATATATCATTTTAACCACATTGAAAAACAAGTAAATGTGTTTAGTTCAAAATATAATATTTTAATTAACAAATTAATTAATCCTTATGATTTTTTAAAGTCAAACATAATAAATAAGAACTATCCAGTATGTAGTTTGCCTGTCAGTTGGTCGGTCCATAACAAAACTGTTTTTTTTAATTTATTGGAAATAATGGAAACATTGAATATTTATAACACCCTTTTTCAAACACAACAAACACAAACCAACATTACAATTTGTTATAAAAACATAAATGAAAATGTCATATTAGAGTGTCTTCAAGTTTTTAAAAATAAATCACAGCAACAATCACAGCAACAATCACAGAAAAATTCAAAAAATTTAACATTTGAAAACACTATTTTTCATAATTTGAGTTCTAAATGTAAAATAAACACAAATTCAAGCAATTTAATAATTTACAATTTACAAACATCATATACAATCATAAACACGATACCAAAACAAAATCACATTAACTATATGCAGTATATGAATGTTCTGATGTTGCTTCAAACAGTCTTATATTATCAAAAAAACTACGGAATGACAATAATAAAGGTTGAAAATATACATCAAAAACATATTGTTGAATGTTTATTCATTCTTACTAATATTTTTGAAAAAATCACAATCATAAAACCACAAACAAGTAATATATTATCTTTTGGAAAATATATAATTTGTAAAAATTTCAACGAAACAAAAATAACACCTGTTCTAAAAAGTGTATTGAATGATATTATTGAGAAATTAAATAAACTATTGTTGGATAATACGAATAATACAATAACAGAAACAGATAAAGAAACGGAAACAATAATTTCGCCCGCTTTTTTAATTCGTTCCATTCTCCAAACAGAAATACCAATTTACTTTTTAAACAAAGTTGAAGAAGCAGATATTATTATTGAAACAAAGAATTTAGAATATGTATATCAAATTACAAATAATTTAAGAAATAAAAATAGAAATGAAAAAGTAGATGAAATAATAAAAGAAAACATTGAAAAATGTATAGCATTTTGTAATAAATATAAACTATCCATATCTGGAAGTATAAACAATATATAAAATAAGAATATCACATCTCATAATTTATTGCTGTTGAATACAACAATTTTTATAATTTTTTGAATAATCAGTTCCATATTTTGCTTTGTAAATATATGGAACACTTGTGAGACCTCCTGTATTAGTAAGTATTTCTGCTGTTTGAATACCCAAAAGTTTTTTATTCAAATATATATTTTTATTAATTGTTTCCACATTCAACGCCAGAGTTCGCAATGAACTTTGAACGCTTCCTTCAACAGCAAACTCAGGGTTGGATGGTTTATAATAAACACGAGAACATCCAGATTGAGATGATGGACCTTCTAATATTTGTGATAATAAAGGATTTGCATAAATTCTAAAATATATAACATCACCCATTTCATTCGCCTGAGTTTTTGGAAAAGCACCTTGGATATAATTTATCAATTCTGGAATAGTTTGAAAACTCAACGAAATCATATTATTGTATTGTGTTTCATTGATATACCCATCATTTTTCAAAATTAAAATCATTTCTGCAATCAAACTCTGTACGGTTGCTCTTAAAATTTCCGTATTGGGTTGGCACTGAGCTACATATATGTTATAATATGACAACGGCGACCCAGGCTTTGCATTTCGTATAAGTACTTCAATTTCAGCGTCTGTTGTTGCTGTTGTTGAATTTAACAATGTTGTTATAATATTTTTAATAACATCTGGTGTTAGTTGTGTTCCACGAACAAAATTAAAATTTCGTTGGTCGTATGTTTGACACCTATTTTGCAAATATTGATATGTTGTTGTAAAATAATTTCTCTGGGTTAATGTTGATGCAGGTAATACTCTTTTTTTCGCCTTGTATTCTTCATTACAACAAAATAATTTATTTGCGACAACATTATTTGGTTTTTCTGTTATGTTTGCAATGTTATATTTCCAATTGCTGACAACAGCGGTACTTTTACAGTTTTGACAGTTTTCTTGAATTTGTAAAACATTATTTATTTCTTTTGGAGGATTGGGTTTAATTGTGTATGCCCCTGGAAGCCATAACATTTGGGAAACCATATTTGGAAATGTAGATGAATTAATATTACGCATTGCGTTTGCATCAATTGTTATTTCTTGGTTTGTTTGTGAATCAACAACATTAATATAATGTGGTATAACTCTACCTTTTCTGTAATGTTTTAATGGTCTGGGTTTTCCAAATGGTGCTGGTGTATCATTAAAATAATCTTTGTTAAAATACCCACGCATATTACGATATGTGTTTCCAACCTGATAAGAAAATGGACCTGTTCCCTTTGTTGCATTTATTTTTCCTTGTGGTAATCTGTTATTATACGAACCAAATAAATTTGCTGGTCTTAAATTGCTTGACATTCTCTTATATATTGATATATATAATTATATACTCTTATTTTTTGGTAATGTCAATAAAATATATTTTTGATTAGTTGTATATTTCATATTGAACCCATATTTTTTACTAAATTCCTTTATTATTTTAAGTTCTTGATTTTTTGACGGTGTTATTTCCAAGTCATTATCCAGTAGTATCGTTCCAATATCTTCTTTTTTATTTAAAACTTCATAACTTAAACAGAGTAACCCCATATTAAAATCCCCCGTTTTTTTCAAATAATTCATTCTAATATAGATAAAATCAAATACCTCATTATTTTTTATAGAAAAAGTTAAAGATTTCATATAATCCATTTTTCTACCCAAAACACGATTGGTAAGTTGAAAATTATTTATATTGTTATAAAAAGATTGTTCTATTCTTAAAATATCCGCATCTGTATCTTGTGTATCATTTTGCTCGCTGTTTGTTTTGTCGTTATCACCACAAGAAATTAAATTATCTATTTTCTCCCATTTATCAACACAAACAGCACATGCATTATGAAAAAACCCAAGTAATTCAATTGTTGATGTACCAGTGTATGTACCCAATTCAAGAAGAGATTTAACATATAATTTTTTGTCTGATAAAACATCATTAATTTCATCTTGTTGTAAGGTATCATAAATTCCTCTATACTCTGTTTTATTTTTGGATATTATATTTTCTAAAATAAGAGATTGATTGTTCCAAGTCATTTCCATCGCCCATTTATAATTTTTTTCTAAAAAATGCTGTTTATAATTTATGTTTTTTTCATCCATCATTGTAAATAAAATTTCAAGTGCGTTTTCTTCCCAGTTCTTATCTGTATCGGGTTTTCCATCTATTAAAATTCCCCTATCAGCAACTGTATATTTTAAAGCTGCTAAGTTGCTTGTAATCACAAGTGTTTTTGTGGCTGCAGCTTCTAATGCTGTTAAACAAAAGGTTTCCTCAAAAATACAAGGATAAAACCAAATATCAGCACTTTTCCAAGAATTTGCCAAGGTTGTTTTATCTACCCACCCAAAATAATGGATATTCATTCCTGTATCTGGGTACATTTCCCTGTATTTTTTTAAAAGATTTCGTATGTTTTCCATCATCTCAGGAACGACACGATTTACCCATTCTCCATCAACATCACTATAAATATAGAGAGATGCTGACGGATATTTTTCGTATATAATGGGCCACATTTTTAATAGATAATACAACCCTCTGTTTGGAAAAGATGAGTAAATAAACTTATGTGGTATTTTTTCACAGTTGGAAATATTTTTTTGTGTGATTGTTATTCCTTTGTCATTATTGTTATTCTCATTTTCATTTTCAACAGTGTTTATATCAAACTTTGTAGTATCAATGCCGTAATATAAATGTGTGGTTCGTGTATTTAAATTTTCTATTTTGTTTGAAAATTTGCTTAAAAATTCTTCACAGTGCCATTCCGTTAAACAAAACACACCTTTGAGTTTTGGATTATCTATCAATAGTTGGTCTGGTATTGATAAATCGTGAAGAACCAAATATACATTTTCCACATTGGATTTATAAGTGGGTGGTAAGTATTCCAAATACCGACTAATAATACTTGTATGAACGAAATTTTTGATGATGAATGGATAATATTGTAAAAGTGGTAGATAAATAACTCCTTCAAAAATATCCATACATTCACAATTACAAAATACAACAACCTGAAAATTTCCCCGTTTTTGTATGTATCTTGCCATTTCAATGATATAAGTTTCTGAACCTCCAACTCCTTTTGTTAAAATATCCCTTCCAGACCACTTCCCCCATCCACCATCAGCAACAAAACATAAAACTTTTTGGGTTGTCATAATAACATCTCCTATTGATTTTTGAGTTGGTAATAACATTAATTTATCAAATATTCCGTACCATTGGACCATTGTATAGTATAAATCACTGTCTTGTGTGTTGTTTTTTAAATAAGTTTCACACCCAAATTTTCCTGTTTGATAGTCTTCATATTCATACGCCAACGGAACAACAAATTTTGGAACAAAATAAAAAGAAAGTGTAGGTTTCAAACTGTACTGAGAGTGAATGGGATATCCTAAATATAATGCTTGTTTAAAATAATCAAATGCTATTTTTCGTGAAGATTTTGTATTTTCTAAAAAATAATGAATTCCAATAAAATATAATGAATCAGGTCGTGTTTTATCCAATTCGTACGCCCAATTATAATATTTTTCACATTCTTCCCACGGTTTGTTTAATTTAAAGTTTGCTATTCTTGCAGCTTCAAAAATAGCGTCAAGTTTTTCTTGAACGAAACCGTCTGGGTTGGGATGATGATAACATCTTAAAAAATATAGAAAAGCATTTTCTGGTTCATCAAGTATATTATATGTCTGTGCTACATAATATAAATGGCGTGGATTGTAAGGGTCTCTTTCAACTTCTTCAAACAACATTTCTAAATCCATTCTTTTTCGTGTCATTGTTCTTTCGTGCATTCTATTGGTTCTTAAATCTAAAATATTTGCGTCATCCTTTGGAATAACAACATTTTTATTATTTTCTGGTGTTATAACCTCGTGAATTTTAAAAAGATATTTCAATCCTCTATCTGATTTTATCATTCTATTGGATATGTATTCCACATCATCGCTTTTAACATAAAAACTATATGAATCCGCAAATTGATCGGCACGGACAAACTCTGAAAATTTTCTATAATTTCCTTCAATCACATAAGTATCATCCAACATAACATTAAACTTACAACAGTTCCCTGCTCTATCAAGACAACGATTTCTGGTTTCTCCAAAATCAGTAAATGGTTCTTCGTATAATTTTCCCTTTTTCTTACCAACCAGTATATCCTTGATAAATTGTATTGTGTCATCCGTGCTTCCTGTATCCATAATAGTCCATCTGTCAAAATATTCAAAATTTCTTTTTAACATTTCGGCAAATTCAGTTCCGCCATTTTTAACAATAACACACAAATTAAGTAGATTGTCATAATTTAAAAAATTTTGTTGGTGTGGTTGTGTTGGGTTTTCTTCAAAGAAATAATAAAATTCTCTTGTGAATTCTCTCATTCTGTTGTTGGGAACATAGATAATAACAGGATGCTCTGTGTTTTTTAGAATAAACTTTTTATGATATTTATATTCCTGTTCCTGTTCCTGTTCGTCTTGTCGCAAAACATCTCCTACAACAATAAACACATTATTTTCATAATTTGGATATTTTGATATATTTATTGGGTTTGTTGCAGTATAGACATTTGATTTTGATATAATCACCATAACATACTTTTCATTATAATGTTGTGTTTTTTGGAGTTCTTCTTCACCATTTATAGAATTAATTATTATATTAGAAATATTATGAGTTTTCATATTGACTTCAATATTATTTTTATGTAATTGAATATCGTTTTTTGTATTTTCATAATCATAACCACTATTATATTCATAATCAATTATTACATTTTTATAATAAGGAGAACATTCCAAAGGAATAAAACCCCCGTGTGTCGGGTTTTTAAAAAATAATTGTATATCTTGTTTTTCATATTGACACTGCTCGTCATCCTGTTCTATATAACATTTGGATATTTCATTTATGAGAGATGCTAACCGCTCAAAAAATGCTAAATCTTCTAAAATAATAAGATTACAATATTTTAATTCAGTACATAATCTAACAAATTCATTACAAAGCACATTGTATTTTTTTTTATTAATTTCAATTGTTTTTGTTTCAGAAAGCATTGATATATTTGTTGTTAATAATAACGGTGATAGTAAATAATTTGTATTATTAAGTTTAATTTTATTATATTATTTTAATATTTATTTTCACGATATATTTATAATAATGATGTTTCACCATTTTTTACTGTTTTTTTTAATATGCTTTTTTATTTTTTTGTTTGTATTAAATTGGAGTTTCACAAACACAAAAGTTATTGAAGGGTTGGATGACACGACAACAACGACTACAACAACACCGACACCAACACCAACAACAAGCTCAACTTCGTCATCATCAACCACGCAATTTAGTGATTACACAGGGGGAACATCTTGTGAAAATGCTGTTATATTGTCTCAAAAAAATGCAGGAAATATTTTGTATTTAAACGACCAAGTTAATACACTTTTACCATTAATACAAAAAGTCAGTGATTTAAATAAAAAATACGACGATTTAAATACTCAATTACAAACCAACACACAAAACCAAATAACTACACAAACGAGTGCAGGAACAGCACTAAATGGTGGTTCTACTGAACCCGTAAATATTACTGGAACAGATTAATATTTTATTTTATATGTAATTATATTATTATGTCGGCAACAACAACAGTGACCTCATCATCCAGTGCGACGACAACAACATCGTCATCATCGTCTTCTAATATTTTTCAAATGGCGTTGTCAGACCCATCAGGATTACAAGATGAACTTTTGGGTCCAAGTTATGATTATTCAAGTCAAATTAAAACACCAAGTGAGTTAGGTATGAGTTCAAATGGAAGCATATCCACATTAGCAAAAGACATTAGCGGTTTAACAGAGTATGTAAAAGCTCTCGTTTCGGGTGGTTCCAGTGCTACAAAAACATCTTATTTAGGAAATAAATTTTTCTTGAAAACAGGTGGGACTTGTACTGCAACGGACACTGGCGAACAAGTAGATAGATATATTTATATAAATAATGTTCCAAGTGGTAATATTCCGTTTGTTTCAAGTGCAGCTGGTGTAGATTTTAAAGAGTTCAGAGGTCTTATTCCTGGTGTTATGAGTGAATTGAATAACTTTAACCCTTTTACGATACTGGGAGCATTTGTTGAAGGTTCCAATCCTGATTGTTCCCCAATAACATTACAAGTAATAGATACGAATAATAATTCTTCAACACAGACGCAATATATAACGACTACGGATATATCCAATATGGACGCTTGTAATTTTACGGATGGAAAAAATCCAGTTTCTGGTGCAGTATGCAAACAGTCTTTTTCAAATATACGAGACTTTGAAGGTTATGACTATGATTTTAATATACCCGATGATTTGGGTTCAGTATTGTTTTTTATTATGTTTGGGTTGTTTTTGATTTATATTATTTTTAAATTATCAACTACAAAATTATCTCACAAATTTTAAATAATTCATTTTTTGTCCTGTTCTTCTTCTCTTTGTTTTATGTTTCAACCTTTTATGATGTCTTTTTGTTTTGTTTTTACGAATACCTCGTTTTTTTGTTTTTCTTTTACCACTACCACCTGTCATTAATGCAGCATTATATAAATCATCTCTCTTACTTTGTTTCTCTTCTTCCTCTCTTTTTTTCTTTTCTTCATTCCTTACTTTCTCTTCTTCAACCCTTTTTTTCTCTTCTTCTTTCATAACAATAGCTGCTTTTTCTTGTTCGGTCATCTTTATTTCTTCTTCTTTTTTAATTTCTTTTTCATCAACTCCTTTTGAAATTTGTTCTTCACTCGTTTTTTTATCATCATCAACCAATTGTTTTTTTAATAATTCATCAAGTACTTTTTTTCTAATGTCATTTATTTTCTCATTTTCTTGTTCTTTGAATTTTTTAAGATTATCTTGAATTATATTTTCAATATTTAGTAATCTGCTGGCTCTATATTTAACTAATTTTTCTTTACATTTTGTATCATCAAGTTTTTCAAATTTAGGGTTTTGTTTTTCACCAAAAAAATATTTTATTAAATTATTATAATTTTGAATAAATATATTATTTGATTTAAAAACTTCGGTTACTCTAATAAGTCTATCACGAACATACTCTTGGTAATCTTGTTTTATTTTTCCTGAATCTATATTTTCTCTAATTTTATTTATAAATCTTTCTTTAATTTGGTTATCACCGTTTTCATCAATAATTTCATTAATTTTTTTGTATATTTGTTCGCGTGCAGGTTTATCTTGACTGTTTGTAAGTTTATTTACTAAATCATTCAATTTAATGACTTGTTCGAACTGTAAAATTACCTTTTTTCTTATATTAAAAAATAACCTATTTTTATTATTCTCTTGAAATACTTTGTATATTTTTAATAACTTTAAAACACTTTCAATGTTAGTGAAATTTTCATTCTCAATATTACCAAATGGTTTTGTAATATCCCATAAAAATAAATATATATTTTGTAATTGTTCTTCCTCTTCATTCTCTAATTTAGTTTCATTAATATTTGTATATTTGTTAAATAAATTACATAACACATCGCAAAATTGGGTCACCACATTATCATAACTTTCATTATAACAATAATAATAGGATACTTGTTTTAAAAAATTAATATTGCTACATTTTAACTTGGGTTGTTCTATGATACTGTCTATTATGTCAATTGGTGTTTTTGTAAAATTGAAATTTAAACTACCTATTTTAAACTGGTAATTCAATATATTAATTACTTCGTTTCTTATTTGTGAAAATAAAGATGATGATTTTTTGAATTCTTCATAATTTTTTAATAACTTTTGATTTTTTTTCATTTTTTCTCCAACTCCTTCTTGTTTCATTAATTTTATATCCATTGTTTCCCATAATTCTGTATATTTTTTTTGAAAAAATTTTAACCAATCGTCAACATCTAAATTCATTATTTCTTTCTTTTTGTACCTTTTGTAGTTTTTGTAAAATTGGCATAATAAATCAAGAAAATATTTTGTTTGATTTTCATAATTGTTAATAATTTCGTTTTGGTCTTCTTCTGAAATTTTTTCTTCTTCACTAATTGGATATTTAAGTTTTACATAAGACTGTATAGTGTCGTCTAAATAATCCAAGTTCATATTTTCACATAATAAATCTGGGTTTTCTATAAAATCGTCTATTTCATCAATAGGTGTATCTGTTAGTTTATATTCTTCCAATTTTTTGTTTAATTTTGATATTATATCATCACGAATTGAAGAGAAAAATACATTGCTTTTTTTAAATTTATTATACTGGTCTAATAATTGTAAAATTTCTCGTTTTTGAAAAGTTTGAGCGTCCTTTAAGTAATTCCATAAAAAAGTATAGTTATTCTTTAAATCACCTATCGCATTTGTCATTCGATCGTCTTGTGGTGTTATACACAAAATTTTTATAAAATTTTTTATATTTTCTTTAACTGTTTTATTGTCGTAAAATTTTGAATTATAATTTTTTAACAATAAATTTAATTGATACTTTAAATAATTTCCTTCACCTTCTGGTTCGTTTTCTTGAAATTTACCAATACATAGGTTTTTACGCGTTTCATTGTTACCACTTTCATCTACAAATAAATCTATCATTTTTAAAATTTCATTATTCAATACGAATTTTTTTATTTCAAAAGAAGACCCAGATTCATTTGAATATTTTTCCAATAATGTATCTTTTAAATTTGGTTGATTTTTTGTAATTTTGTTCCAAATATCCCTATATGTGTTTTGTAAATATTCTAATTCTCTTTGTTCTTGTTGTGGCGTTTTTGTGTTTTTACTGGGAGTTTTAAACAAATTTGTAAGGATTTTTACACCTCCTGTTTGTACTGATTTATCACAAAGATATGTAAGAAAATCATCTATTTTTTTTTCTAATTCAACATCACCATTTGAAGTATCTTTTGCTATATTTTCTATATTATCTCTACTACAATCACTCTTACCAACAAAATAATTATCAATATAACTATCTAACTGCACTATTGATTTTTCCTTTTGTTCTGCAACTTCTTTTATTTTTTCCATATCCATTTGTGTTTGGGTTTTTGGTGTTGTATCTATTTTTGCTTCTGCCTTTACAGGTTCTTTCATTTCTGCTTCTTTTAGTTCAGCATTTGTTTTCATTTCTTCATTTGTTCCTTGTTCTTTTGCTTGTGCTTGTGCTTGCGATTGTTCTTTTGCTTGTGCTTGTGTTTGTGCTTCTGTAAGTTTTGTTTCTTGTTGTGTCTGTTTCGGCATAGTAGCATCATCTTTAAAACAAGTTCCTATATTATCCATTATTCCTTTTAAACTTTCAATCATATTTGCACCACCCTTTTTATTTCTTTTGTTATGGTGTCGTTGTTTTCTTGTTCGTTTCTTTTCCATAAAGTACAATTAGAATAAATAATTGTATTTTATATTCAATATACATTCAACAAAAAATAAATTTATTTCGTTTCATTTTAATCATTATTTACCAATTTTGCCTAACAATTGCTCCCCAACAGCAAACCTCGCCATTTCGCAAACTCGTATTATAAATAGATGATTTCTTTTTAGGTGCAACACATCCGCCACTTCTAACATATCGTGTATGTGTGTATGCATCTGTTGGAAAATAAGATTTGTAAGAAAGTCCAGCATCTTGTCCTAAACCAACTTTATATCCAGATTTACCAATCGCCAACGCTTTTTTTTGTGTTGTTCTCATAGATGACGGAACAGCATAATTATACTTTGTTGCTTTGAATGAACCGTCGCTTTCTTTGCTATAAGTTTGAAAATATTGATTTCTCGCAGTAGAAACATTGCTTGAATTGTCTGCATAACCAAATTTCGCAGGGTTAGGATGAGTTCCGTATAAAATACCATTGTTATGATAAGGAATTATACACGGATATTTTCCAGTGTCAAGTGGTCCATAAGCATTTGATAAAACATTTCCAGCAAACACGGATTTTCTTAAATCACTGTATTGTCTCGCAGGTCTCATTTACTATTATACTATATAATATATTATAATTTTAATACCTTCTTATCGCTCTCTGTTGTACTTGACTTCCGTGAAATTCGTTTCCTCCGTTGGTAAGTTGATTGTATGTTTTTGTAATAGCTTGAAGTTTTTTATATTTAATAAAATCACTTGAATCATAAACATATTTAACATTACAAGCAGATGCTTGAATTCCTGTACCGTCGGGGATATTTTGAATATGACCGAACCGAGACCTTATACCTTTTATGTTTGGACGAGACTGAAATGTTTGACAAGTTCCACCATTTGAATAATTTTTTCTGGATAACGGATCACCAGCGTTTAACATTAGACGAAACGGTGAGTTAATTTTAGCAGGGACACCTTGAAATGTTTTTTTATTAACAATGTCATTATTAAATACTTCTCTTATATAAAACCGATTATCGGAAAAAGAAGCACCTTTATTTACATCAAGAACAGGAGGAGCAATAAACCCGTTAATACCCCAACCTAATGGAGATTTTCCCCAAAAAACACGAGTAGAGTTCAAACCTCCACCATATAAACCCGATGGACTGCTTCGTGATACACCGCTTGAATTTGACATTATTATTAATACAATATATAATATACGACAAGATAAAACCAAAAATAGAAAAATATAAACAATAAAAAATATTTATTATTTAATGTTTGTGTTTTTGTATTTTTATATTTATTAACTTATGTTTTTATTTATTAATTTTTCGTTTTAACACCTTTTATCTTTTATCTTTTTAATAGCATCTTTTAATGATGTAGTGGGTTGTGGATTTATTTTTGAACTTTTTATTTTATTAATAGCATCCCTTAATTTTGTTGAAGGAGCAGGTGGAGTTGGCATCGTTGAATGAATGTGTGTTTCATTTAAATTTTGTTGTGGTATGTATGTAGAGTGTAATATTATATTTCTATTTGGTGTAATTACACCAGCATCTCCATTATGCATAACAACATTTCCATTTGGTGTAATATACCCACCAGTAATATTCGTGAAAGTTGATGACATTATTAATTAAATTAAAATTTAAAATATGTTTAAAATATTTTCTAAAATCATTTTTAAAAACAATTGTGTTTTTAAAACAATAAAAATATATAAAATAAATATAGCATACTTTTACAATGTTCCAAAATATGACTTGTTGTATTTGTGGTCCAGTTAAAAATTGTGGTCCATATTTGGAAAAGGTATTTGAAAATATTGAAAAAATAGGTTCATTATTTTCAAACTATAAAATATTAATATATTATGATGTTTCAACTGATGATACATTAGAAAAGTTAAAAAATTATCAAAAACAAAACAATAAATTATTCTTTTATGTAAATAAAATTCCAACCTCAAAATATAGAACACATAGATTAGCAAATGCTCGTAATTTTTGTCTAAACTACATAAGACGAAATCAGGCACTTTTTCCACTTTTTATAATGATGGACTTTGACGATGTTAATTGCAAAAATATAAACATAGATGTGTTAAAAAAGAATTTATTTGAAAAGGACAGATTTAATAAATGGGATGCTTTAACATTTAATACTCACCCAGCATATTATGACATTTGGGCGTTGTCATTGAAACCATACTGTTTTAGTTATAACCATTTTGAAACAACAGAAACAAATAACTATCACGCAATACAAAACTATGTGTCTAAAAAGTTAGAAAGTGTAAAATCTGGTGAATTTTTGCGTTGTATATCCGCATTTAATGGTTTTGCGGTATATAAAACAAACAAGTTTATAAATTCGTCTTATGATGGACGAATTCGTATTGATTTATTACCACCACATTATCTTAAACTTCATCAAGACCACGCAAAAAGTAATATTATTTTAAAGGATTATGGAAATGTAAATGGTAACCGTGAAGATTGTGAGCATAGAGCATTTCATATAACAGCGATTAATAAAAACAATGCGAGAATAATGATTTCACCTGAAATTTTATTTTCATAATGTGTTATGATGATAATGGTGTTGTTGTTATTAAGGCATTAAGTGTTTTGTTCCTCCTGAAAAATGGATACTTAATAGTCTTATTCTTTCACCATTGTTTGTTTCAATATATTTATTACCATTTGGGTCGTGGGTAATTCTCTTCATACTGTTTTCCATTTTGTAAGTTGAAAGTCCCTGAAACCCATAATCGGTACAAATGCTGTGATCGAATACACACTTTTCCCCATTAATAACAATTGGTTCATTTAAATCATAAATTAAATATGCTTCTCCATCTTTTAAATTTTCATTTTTGTATAACCGTTCATTATAAATTACCCAAAACATAGTCATATCATTTATTCCACCATTATTTTTTCCTTCGTGAAATTTTACTTTGTCTTCAATTAAATGAAACTTACTGTTATTTTCATAAATGTCATAACATAACTGAATAAATGTATTACACATTTGTAAATCCAACAATCCATTGTGAATACACCCGACCATATGATAGGGGTTTTCTTCTTGTGCGAATTTTTGAATAGAATATGCGGATTTTATATATCTTGGATAAGACGATGAAGAGGGATTGTTAAAAATTTCGCTTGTTTTACAAAGCAAAATACAATCACTATCTAAATGAAGAAATTGGTTTATTTTTGTCAATAACATTAATTGTTTTAATATGAAAACACGAACAAAACATTTTATCTCATAAGAAGATGTATGAGAACTATAATTTTTGAAACATCGTTTAAACCTGTTTGCTTCACCATTATTCATATTGCGAACATCGTAAAACGATACATTAGGGTTACCGTTAAACGGATTGTCTCCCATACCAACAACATATACTTTATTGTGTTTTGAATTAAAATTGACACATTTTTTAAAATAGTCTTGGTCTCCTATGTGATATATAAAAATGGGTATTTCTTGTGTTTCTGATAATGATGTCGTTGTTTCCATAATTTTTTATTATTATTTTTGTTTGTTGATTTTGTTTATTATAATTATATACTATATTATTAATTTTTTATTATTTTGTTATTTTTGTTATTTTTGTTATTTTTGTTATTTTTGTTATTTTTGTTGTTTATTGATTTATTTTAATTTAATTTATTTTGTAAAATTATATAGAACGAGAACACCACAACCACACAAAAAAACAATATGACAGAAATAGGAACACAATTCAAACAAATTAAAATTTTTTATGATAGAATAGAAGACAAACGATATTTACCGTTTGACCTTTTTATTTATTCAGTAGCAGAATATTTTGATGATAATTTCAATTCACCAGTAATATTTTTTAATAATATGGAAGATGTTTTAAAACCAACATTTAACTTAGATGAAATACAATCCCAAGAAGAAACACAATCCCAAGAAGAAACGCAAACTGAAAAACCGTTTATACTGATAATGTATTTAAATGATTTGGGTAAATTTATAAGAACACACGGAAATAGTATTAATGAAAATGAAAATTTATTAAAAATAATATTCATTCACGCAGATTTTATACAAAACCATTCATTACACGACCAAAATGAAATACGAAATTTTGTAAATGACATCAATAACAAAAAATGTATTATTTGGGAGTATAGTTCGCAAAATATTTTTTACTATAAAAGAGATTACCCGAAAATTCAATACTATTTTTTACCATTGTTATACAGCGATTACTTAGAAAACTTTTATAAATCAAGATTGGAAAATGGGAAAATTGTCTATAAAGATAAAGATATTGACATTTTATTTATAGGTGATTATTCAAAAGAAAGACGGAAAGATATTTTTGAACCCTTAAAAGAAAAATATAATGTTGTTATTTTAAACGAAACAAATGATTATGATTTAATTGTTAATACAATAGAACGAAGTAAAATATTCGTTAATCCTTTTTCAAAAGAAACGAATAAAGCATTTGATTATTTCCGTTTGTCTTTGTTATTTGCAAATAAAGTATTTGTTATAACAGAAACACCAAAAGTAAATTTCAAGGTTGAAAAAAATTTATTAGAGTTGCGTGATGTTTTGGTTGTTTGTAATCATAGTAATTTTCATAAAACGATTGATGAATATTTTAAAAAACCCGATGATGAAATACATAAAATTGTAGAAAAAACATACGAACTCTTTAAAAAATATCCATTATATCAATCACTTAATGAATTTTTTGAAACACACAAAGACAGTTTTAATAGAAATCTTTAATATGAAACAAGCAGTGTATTAATACTTATAAAAACATAAGATGATACATTTGACAAATAATATATCTATGTTATATATAAAAGACAGGTAAATAAGTTTGTTATTTGTTATTTAAATGAATATACAACATTATCATAATGCAAAAAGCAATAATAATAACAATGAAAACGACAATGACGGAAAATACAGTAATTATAAATCTGATAAATACAAACTATCCACGAAAATAACAAGTAATAATAATACAAACGAAAAAATTGAAGAAATTATAGAAAAGGCAGTTGAAGAAATTGAATATATACAGGGTAAATCTTTGGTAAATTCTCCAACAATTAAAAAAATTCTTGATATTTTGGAGAACTTTATAAAAAGTAAAAAACTAATTATTTACGGTGGAACAGCAGTAAATAATATACTTCCTAAAAAATTTCAATTTTATGACAAAACCATAGAATTACCAGACTATGATATGTATAGCACAAATGCATTAGAAGACGCAAAAGAACTTGCAGACATTTATTTTAAAAATGGGTTTGAATTTGTAGAAGCAAAAAGCGGATTTCATTTTGGAACATATAAAGTTTTTGTAAATTTCTTTGGAATTGCAGATATTACAAACATAGACCAACAAATTTTTAATAATATTTCAAAAGAAGCTATTATTATTCAAGGCATTCGTTATTGTCCTGTAAATTTTCTCAAAATGGGTATGTATTATGAACTTTCAAAACCAAAAGGCGATGTTTCGCGATGGGAAAAAGTTTATACACGCCTTAATATTTTAAATTCTGTTTATCCACCAAAATATATTGATAAAAAATGTATTAATTATACAAGAAAAGAAATTATTGAAAAAAATAAATACAAACACATATCAAATAGTATTTTTCACATTCTTTCTAATTATGATGTTGTGTTTATTGGATTAAAAGCAATAATGATGATTAGCAAACAAAGCACAAAAAACATTGAATTTTTAAGCAATGCTTCTTCTTATGATATTTTATGTTATAACCCGATGAAAATATTAAAAGATGTCAAGGTTGAACTTGAAAAAAAATTTGGATTGAAAAATATTAAAATTGAAAAAAAACATAATATTGGTGAAATTTTACCAAATCATTATTTTTTGTTAATTGATAATACAATTCTTATTTTTGCGTATCAAGAAAACGCGTGTTATTCATATAATACAGTAAAAATAAATAAAAAAACATATAAAATAGGCACAATTGATACTGTTTTATATTTTTATTATGCGTTCTTATATGTAAATAAACCCTATTATGACAAAAAACGACTTTTGTGTCTTGCTAATTTGTTATTTGAAATTCAAAAAGAAGACATTCTAAAACAAACTGGATTATTAAAACGGTTTGTTCCTACTTGTTATGGTAATGAAAAAACATTAGAAGACGCAAAAAAGGAAAAATACGAAAAAAAACAAGAACTTTTGAAGAATGAAGATAAAGAAGAATTACGCAAAATGTTTTTTAAATATGACCCTAAGAATGAAAAGAATGTTAATAGTAGTATTAAAACCTATGCAGAAACAGAAAACAAACCCAAACCAAAAACAAAAAAAGATATTATAATAAAATCCAATACAGAACATCAAACAATTAAAAAGAAAAACAAAAGAAACCAAGCAAAAAAATCATACAATAAAACATCAAAAAACAAATTATTATTAGATAAAATTTTAGGAATTTAAAAGCAATATTTTAAACAATAACTATAAAAAGTATATTTCTATTACTTTTTTAAAAGAAAATGAATTATATTAAATTAATTTGTTCTGTTTTTTTTGTTTCTTCAAGAAAAACCAGAGTTAGTTTAAATCAAAACAACAAACAAAAAACACAGGAATTTTTATGTAATACATTTTTATATTCAAGTAACGCATATTTTCCAAAAACAAAAAATCAAGAAGAATATGTTAAAATTTTGAATGACGCAAACAAAAAACTCGTAGTTTGTACTTCTCCATCTGGAACTGGAAAAACATTATTTGCTTGTGATACTGCAATAAAGTTATTAAAAAAGGGTTCTATTAATAAAATCGTTTTAACACGACCTCTTGTTTCTGTTGAAAATGAAGATATAGGATTTTTACCTGGAAATGTAAATATGAAAATGAACTCTTGGGTAGAACCAATGTTGGATGTTTTTAAAGAATATTATATGAAAAATGAGGTTGTAAATATGTTGGAAAAAGAAATTATTAAAATTTCACCATTAGCATATTTACGAGGTAAAACATTTAAGAATTCATTTATTATTTGTGATGAAATGCAAAATTCAACACCAAAACAACTACAAATGGTTTTAACGCGAATTGGAGACAATAGCAAAATGGTGTTAATTGGTGATTTGAACCAACAAGATTTAATTTTAAACCCTGGAATGAATTCTGGATTGAAGGATTTTATAAATAGATATAATTTTTATTTCAAAAATCAAATAAAAAATGGTAATACAAATAGTTCTATTGCTATTACTTCTATGACTAATGATGATATTTTACGAAGCGATGTTGTTAAAGAAATTTTGAGTGTTTATGATTATGATAGTAGAAATGATGATTGTGCCTTCATCCCAAAAAGTGATTTTAAAATTTTCAATAATTATAATCAACCTTTATAATAGAATGGGGAATTGTTTTAGAATTCTGCACACACAAGAACAGCAAAGTCGTAGACAACAACACCAACATATTAGACAAACAAGTTTGTCTCCCAGACCATCAAGTAAAAATAATTATGAACCATCGGCACCACCACCGCCAAAAAATTACGCCTCTCTTCAACAAACCAACACATCTTATTTAGAACTACCTGACCCATTCCAACAACAACCTAAAAACACCAGACCTCTTATTTTTGACCCGTATTAAATCTCTATTAAAATTTAATTCAATAAATTCATTTCATTTCATAATATATTATATATTGAATACAAAAAAATGTCATCGTCGCTACAAACTTTGCCAACTTTAAAAAATACATCACAAGCGTCAATTTTTGTAAGTTTTTTGCTTCTTGTGGTTTCATTTTCATACAAACAATATATTGTATTGACAACAAGTTATGCGTTTTTATTTCTTGGTATGTCTCTTATTGTTCTTGAAGTATTCAATGGTAATAATAGTAAGACAAAAACGAATTTATTGATTTCGTTTATAATGATATTTTCAATTTTAGCATTCAATATTTACATTTTAATTATGTATAAAGACAAAATAGAAAGTAATGATGTTTCTCCAAGTTATTATTCATTAACAAATGCGTCAAAAGTTTTATTAATTGCTATAATGTCACTATTAATTTCTTCATTTTATTATCCATATACGAATTTAAAAGTCTCAATAATGTTATTATTGGTTTCTATCAGTGTCATTATTAACATTATTGAAGTTGTTATTTTAAAGGATTTTACTACTGATGGATAAATATATTAGGAACGATTAGAAACTTGTATGCTAAACCATAATTTTCATTTGTAATCCACAAACCCGAAATTTTCAACACCAAATTATTATTTTGAAAAAAACTGGTATTATAAATTTTGTGATTTGTTGAGTAGTAAAGTGCAAACATCCCATTTTTTATTTTATCATACAAATTATAAGATGGAGGTTTTTTAATGTTTGGAAAAAACAACTCAATTATATCTTCTTCAATTTTTTTTAATCTTTCAATTACCCATTTATTTTTTTCGTTTGTTTTTTCAAAAGCACATTTGATTTTGTTCTTATCGTAAATATTTTTAATAGAGTAATCTACTAATGGTATATCAATGTATATACTATTCAAAGTAAATTGTGATGTTGAATAAAAGAATTTAATAAAATATCCATTATCTATAATTTTGTTTTTTGTTTTTTCAAAATAAATAACTTGTTTATCATCATAATCTTCTATTGGAAGAGAAAACATATATTGTTATTATTAATCAATGTATGACGACAATAACAATAATATATATTTCGCTTTAATTTTTATTTATATACACATATTTTTTTGTTTTTGTAATTTGATGGAAAATGGGAACAAGTTTGGTTTGCTACTTTCGTTGTTATCAATCAATTATCAAATTATCCAACACAGAATTAAAATATATTATTAGTTCTTGTTTTGATATAGACCGAGGACCAACGGAGTTATTAAATTTGTATTCTATTTGAGACAATAACGACAAATTGAAAATCAATGGTTTGTTATTTGTAAATTTAATAAAATAGTGTGTTTGTGTGTTTTTATCTTCAATGTTTTTATCGTCTATTTTTCCTGAGTAAAACCCAACACGACGAACTGATATGTGTGGATTATCGGTTTTTTTAACAAAAATAAAACCGTTGGGTTGATATATTATTGGTTGTGGTCTGTTGTAATCTCGTTTTTCCCATATTTGAAAAACACAAGGAACATCGTATGACTTGTTATTATCAAGTGTAAATGAATTTTTAGGTATATCATAACTATATAAAAGATGAAAATGTAATGGAAATACCTTTATTAATTTATCCTTTTTAAAACTTTTAGGTAGTATAAACGAAACAGTGTTGCAAAATTCACACGATTTTTTAATAAACTTTATTGCTAACGAAGATTGCCTACCAAATGGTGGATTACCGATTATGTGAATATTATTATATCTTCTTTGAATATCTCCATAGTCATATAATAAAAAATCTTGTTTTATAATTTCATCGTGTTCTGGTTCAATATCAAAAAAAATATGACTTACAAATGACGACAATGATAATTTCAAAGATTTTATGCTTTCAATGAACGAACCATTACCTGCACTGGGTTCTATTACTAAATCATTATCACAGATATGAATATGTGTTTTTAAAAGTTGAATACACAAATCAGCAACTTCTTTTTTTGTATAAAATTTATCTATTGTGTTTCTTTTCAATCCCTTCGTCTGTGTCATTATCATCTGTATTTATATATGTGTATGTATGCTATGAAAATATAATTAATTATTTTTACAAACAATACAATTTTATAAAAAATAATTAATAATTAATAATTAATAATTAATAATTAATAATTAATAATTAATAATTAATAATTAATGAAGTAGATTTTTAAGAGTAAAATACATTCATCGTTTAAAAAATAATCCTATTAATTTAGTTAAATGCTTGCAGAATTGTAAATATTTTCAACGAATGGATGATATGTAGCTTTTTGTAAAATTGCATTTTCAGGACAAATAGGTGCAATCTTTTGTACCAATTCCGCTTCTAATGTCATTGGAAATTGATTTGTAGGTGTAAAAGGTGATGGGTATGTTTTCTGTTTTGGTGCATACTGTGTTAAATTTTTTAATCCGCCCTGATAATTGACATTGTATATTTGCATTGCTCTTGAAATCAATGTATAAGCAACAAAAATTGACAACACACCTAATATCGGGTTGCTTCTCATAATCAATATTATAGTAATTAATACAACCAAAACAACACCCCAAGTTGAGGATAAAAAAATAGAAATTGTTTGTGGTATTGGTATATGAAATAAAATAAATACCAAAAATAGAATTGTTAAAATTAACTGGTCTATATTTTTTGTTTCAAATAAAGATTTTAGTACTTTCATATTTATGTTATATAGAGATAAAAAGATAAAAATGAAATCACAAAACAAGAACTTTAATAAACCCAAACCAATAAAACAAACAAAACAACAACTTATCTTTTTGAATAGAAAATGAAAAAAACACAAAAATTACAAAATACACAAATAGAAAAAGAAACGATGACAACAGAACTAAAAATTGATAATACAAATATTGAAACTTATTTGGGGAAAATGGGATACACAATAAAAAAGAAATATCTTACAGAAAAAGAAATAGAAGATGTAAAGGAAGAATTAACGGCGAAACCTATAACTACAATAAAATTATCAACAAATAATCAAGTATCATACCCAGTTTATCGTGAATCAGACACAAAATTATATGTTCCAAGGTTTTATGGTATAAAAAAAATCGGTATATATAACAGTGTTAAAATACCAGAAGGAGACGATATAAACATTGAATTCACTGGAACATTGCGTCCAGTTCAAATTCCAATTATTAATGCATATATAAATAGTATAAAACACCAAGAAAACATAAACGGGTTTCGGGGTGGTGGTGGATTGATTGAAGCGGGGTGTGGTGTTGGTAAAACCATTATATCACTTAAAATAGTTGATATTTTAAAAAAGAAAACAATAATTATAGTTCATAAGGAGTTTTTGGTAAATCAATGGATGGAAAGAATACAACAATTTTTACCAAATGCTCGTGTAGGAAAAATTCAAGGTCAAATTGTTGATATTGACGAAAAAGATATTGTCATAGCAATGTTAAAATCATTATCAATAAAGGAGTATCCAGATGAAACTTTTACATCTTTTGGGTTTATGATTGTAGATGAGACACACCATATTTCAAGTGAGGTTTTTTGTAGGTCTTTATTTAAAGTTATTGTTAGATATACTCTTGGACTTTCGGCAACTATGACACGAAAAGACGGATTAACATATATTTTTAAAATGTTTCTTGGTGAAATTGTATATAAATTTGTAAATAAGGAAACTCATAATGTGGAAGTGAGAAAAATAAATTATTCAACAACTAACGAAGATTTTAACGAAGTCATTACAGATTTTCGCGGGAATATTCAATATTCTACTATGATTGTAAAGTTGTGTAATTTCAATCATCGTAGTGAATTTATTATAAAAATACTCACTCAAACTTTAAAGGAAAATGAAGATACACAACAAATAATGTTATTGTGTCATAACAGAAACCTTATTGACTATTTTTATAATGCAATAGAACACCGAAATATTGCGAGTGTTGGAAAATATGTAGGTGGAATGAAACAAGACAAGTTAAAAGAAAGTGAAAATAAAAAAATTATTGTTGCTACTTATTCAATGGCGTCGGAAGCATTAGATATACCAACCTTAACAACATTGTTTTTATGTACTCCAAAAACAGACATAGAACAAAGTATAGGGCGGATTTTAAGGGCAAAACATACAAATCCTATTGTTGTTGATATTGTTGATCCGCACGCAATATTTCAGAGACAATACGAAAAAAGAGAAAAATTTTATCAAAAAAATAAATATAAAATTGTTGAATATGATTTTGATGATGCTTTTGTAAATTAATAACTTCCACGAGAAGGAAACCCTGTGTTTGTATATCTACTATAATTATCAACACAATTAGTACAGTTTGACATAACACTAACTGGTGGAGGATTTGCTAATGCGTTGTTGAAACTGGGAGGTTGAAGACCAGCAACGGCATAAGTTGGAATGTTTGGTGCGTTATTCATATATTGAGAATAACCACCCTTATAATGATGAGACCTTCTTATTTTTCTCGCTCTTCTTGTGGTTTTTCTGTTTTTTCGTGTATTTCTTGTTTGTCGTTTTCGGTGTTTCGTTATTCGTCTCTTATGTTTCATTTGCTTTTTATACTTATTGGTTAGATAATTTCTTGATTTGGTGTATTTATTGCGAATACCGAGTTTGGATACAGAACCTCCAACTATTTTTGACGCATCAGCTGCTGAAATGTTAGATTTGTAATTTTCTGGTAATGTGTGTGGTCCGTTTGGTATGGTAGTGCTTGTCATAAATGGAGTGTGAGAATTATGATAATTTACATTATTCATTTTAAACAAGTTGAAAATTTATTTTATCAGTTCTATATTTTATACATACATTAAAATAAAACCGAGTTTCAAAATTTGGATAATTGATTTAGAGTTGTTATTTTTTCATTTGGAGATGGATTTGTTATTACTGAATATGGAATAAATTTTTTGAATTTATTATTGTAATAACATTTTATTATTTTTTCGTTAAAGGATTTATCATTCGTGGTTTGTTCTTCTTCTGTTGTTTCTATATAATTATCGTCATTGAATTCATCATAAAGTTCAAATTTATCGTTAAATAATTTATTCATCATTATACTTGTTTTATAATCAGGTATGAAGGCATTATTATAAAACACAAAACTATTTTGTTTTTCATCAAAGACAAATAACTGATAAATATCACTATAATTTGTCGCTTTTACTTTAAATGTAAATAATTTTTGTTGTTGTGTTGTTGATTGTGTGAGTTGTGTTGTTTTTTGTGTTGGTATATGTGTTTGTTGTTTGTTTTTATTACTATGAAATTGTGATATATTTGTATATTGTTGTGCTTGTGGTGGTGTTGGTGTTAGTGTTGGTGTTGGTAATTGTTTTGTATTTTTATGATAAAATGTGTGAAGACTTTTTTTTGGTATGGTGGAAAATCTATAATTAATAAACTTTATTTTATAGTTTATTTTTTTATCTTCAATTAATTTCAATAAATCATCATAATTACTACTCATTGGAGACAGACCTATATATGCACTGTTTTTATTAACATACAATTGTTGAAAATCATTTTCAAAAAAACTTGTCAATATTTCTATTTTTTTATTGAAAGAAACATTGGAAATATTTTTACCTTTAAAATAAAACACATCTTCAATAGTTATATTTTTTTCACCATTAAATCCTTCTATGAGTGTTCCATAAAAAATAGTGTTGTATGATAAGGACTGGTGAAAAAGTAAAGATAAAAACCATATATTTATAATACTGTTTCCATCATTGGAAATTTCCATTAAAACACATACATTTTGATTTTTATAAACAAGAAACCAAATGAAGCATTTTTTCCCATCTGGTATAACTAAAAAAATATCAGCTTGTAAAACCTTATAATGGACGACACGCTCATTAGAAGGTTCAACCTTGGGAAATCTTTTTAATAAATCGCATTTTGTTTCTTCATCCATATTTGACATAAACATCATTTACAATTAATAAAATGAAAAGACTATAATATTATTTAACAATTATTTATATTTAATATATCCACAAATATCTTTAAACTTTTTATGGTTTGTAATTCATTTTTGAAATGAATAAGATTGTATAAAGTTATTGTTATCATTTGTCATTTCATCATCATCGTCATTTCCTTCGCCTTCAAGTTGCATTTTCAAAAAGTTTTTCAATTCTTCCTTCATTATCCCCCCAGTTTCTACATTAATTGTTGTTGTGTTTGTGGTTTGTTGTTGTCTTGATGAAGATGTCAATGTATTTATAATTTCCTGATATTTTTTTGGAGTTGTTTCAAAAATGTTTTTTGTTTTTGGTACGGTCAAATTATCTTTAAAAAAGTTCAAAAGATAATGAACCAAATATATAAATATAATTGAAAATATAGAAACTTTAATAACAAACAATAACATAAATTAATATAATATTATTGTATTATTTATAAAACGATTTGATTTTGTTTATTATTTGGTTTGTTATTTTTTTGACTTCTAACAAAAAGTAAAATTCAATAATATTATTTGTATCTTTATCAAAAATAAAAACAATATCTAATGCGTTTGTATTTTCATCGTCTATATATAGAATGTTATTAAATTTTTGTTTTTTAATATGTAATATAATTTGGTTTTCGTTATTTCCATCATAAATAGGCAATTGTGAGTATATCAATATGTTGTTTTCTTCTTTTGCTTCATTTATAATAACAAAGTTATCAGTTTGTGTTTCTATAATTTGTGTTTGAGTTTTTTTACACGGTAAAATTTTATATATTTCGTTTGTTGTTATTTTATATCTTCCTGCTTTTTCAAAAATAATTTCAGTGTAATGTTCTTCTTGGATTGCTTCGCGTTGTTGTGATGATAACGATGATGAAACTAACAAAGATATACAATTTTCAAAAATTTTTTCTGCGTTTTGTTGAAGAACATATATTTTCATTTTGTTTTTCTCTTTATTCATATATAAATTTATGTCAATGGAGTTACTTAATCTTTTATGTTTGATATTTTTTCGTGTTTGTGTTTGTGTTTGTTAGTTAATTATTAATTTTAAAAAATGAAATCAATTTAAACTTATAATAGATAAATAATAAATATACCATCGTATTTTCAAAACAAACAACAATACAAACAACATAACATAAAAATGTCATTATCCAAACCAGTCAAACAACCTAACTCAACATCATCAACTCAAACAACAATTATTATTGTTGAAAAGACAGGTGCATTAAAAGAAGTTGTTATGAAAAAGGAAAATTTGACATCTAATTTATACAAAAAAGCGGGGTTCAAAGTTGAAGACAATTTTATGAAATATGCAAATTGGAATTTAGAATATGAAAAAAAACAACTAACCATAAGTGTATATGGAAAAACAAAGGGTCGGGCAAATTTTGAAAATAAATATGAATTTCCTCCACCGATAGATAACACATTGTTTTTCGGTACTTGTTGTATTGTTGCTGAAAACACAAAAGAAAATGACTATTACAATTTGACATTGTATGATTGGAATAAAATCAACGAAATGCTTTTTGGAGGTTTTGAAGATTTATGTATCACAACAAAACAAGCAAAACCACAAACTGTAAAAAGAAGTAGGAAGAACAAAGGAGAAAAAGAAACAAACATACTCACACATACAAATAACATTACAACCAATAATAGCACAAGCACAATCACAACCACTACAAACAATGAAACAACTTTAAAGTATTCAGAAGAAGACGATGAAAATGAACCAGACGAACTTATGAAAATTTCAGCAAATAAAAAAACGAAAACAGGATATTTAAAAGATGATTTTGTAGTGGAAGATGATATTGATGTAGACGCAGACTATGATGTAGATGTAGAAGATATAGAAGATATAGATGAAATAGATGATTGTGAAGAAGATGAAGATGTTGAAGTTTCAAAAAAGAAAAGGAAGACAAAGAAACCAAAGAGTTCATCAAAAAATAAAAAAATTGTTGAACTCTTTGAAGAATATGACGGCGTTGAACTTGAAGAAGAAGAGTATTTATCATAATACTACACCCCACCCCATACCCTCCCAAATTCATTCTCGTTCTAAAAAAATATCAAACACAATACATAATATGATTATAATATTTTGAAAAAATGATTTAATTATTCAAATAAAATAAATATAACAACATTCAAACAATAAACATAACATAACACATCACAACATACCGATAATGAATAAATATATAATTAAAAATCCAGAAAATTTCAGAGCAAGTATAGTCAAAGTTTTACAAACTCTTATAAATAACGAAAAAATAAGTATTAATGTAGAAAAGGGAATTTTTAATTATAGTATTCGTGAAGCAAAAGGAAAAAGTGTTGTAAAAAAATGGGATAATATATATTTTGTTATGATTTATATTGATAGATTTAAAACAATATATAGAAATATGAAAGAAAATGACAAATTTTTACAAGATGTTATAAATGAAACAATAAAATACGATGAACTCGCTTTTATCACTCATCAAGAAATGAATTATGAAAGATGGAAACCATTAATTGATGAGAAAATGAAAAGAGATAAAAATAAGTTTGACGAAAAAATAGAAGCATCAACTGAACTATTTACTTGTAGAAAATGCAGAAGTAAAAAATGTACTTATATGATGGCACAGTTGCGTTCAGCAGATGAACCGATGAATATATTCGTCTCCTGCATTGATTGTGGGACGAGATGGAAACAGTAAATTATATCCAATATATTGTGAGTATTTGCGGTTTAAACAATAAATTTATTGAAAGTTATGGTGTTGTTGGTTGTTTTTCTGTATATTTTTTATGTATTTCATAAGCAATTTTCGCCATATTAATTATTTTTCCTGTTTTATCATCATTCAAAATTTTTTTATATTTTTTATTATGTTTCTCCATTTCATTTTTATGTTTCATAAATTTGTCTTTATACATAAAATAAATTATTATTTCGTTTATTTTATGTTGTTCTATTTCGCCAAGACTATCATAATATTGTAAAAAATCTTCTTCTGTCATACTTTGAACTATTTATGTTATACAACTTGGTATGTTTATATTAAAAAATGATTATTAATTGATGTATAAGATTAAAATATCAATTAATAAGAATAACAATATGGAAGATATAAAAAAATTATCAAAAACTGAACTTTTAATAAAATGTCAAAAACTTGGAATTAAAAAATGTAAATCAAAAAAGAAGGATGAAATTATTAATATGATAATTCAACATCAAACACAAGAACAAGAACAAGAAAAAATTAACACTCAAAAAGATATTTTAAAAGACACAATGCATTATGAAAATAATAAACCAATTCTAAATGATATTTTTATTGTAAATAATGATTGTATGAATGAATTAAATAATTTAGAAGATAATACAATTGATTGTGTCATAACAGATCCACCATATTTTATTAATAAACTTGATAATAACTGGTCTTCAAAAAAAATAAACGAAGATGTAAAAAATAGTCATATAAAAAACTTACCAAAAGGTATGAAGTTTGATAAAGCACAAGTAAAAAACCTGTATGATTATTATTTAGAATTGTCCCGACTTCTTTTTAAAAAGATGAAACCTGGTGGTTATTTTCTTTCTTTTTCATCTCCAAGACTGTATCACGCAATAGCAATGAGTTGTGATATTGCTGGTTTTGAAATAAGAGATATGATAAATTGGACTTATACACAGAGTATTCCAAAAGGTATGTCAATATGTCATATAATAGAAAAAATGAATATTTCACAAGAGGAAAAAAATAAATTATTAGATGAGTATAAAAATTATAAAACACCACAAATAAAATCCTGTTTTGAACCAATATGTGTAGCGATGAAACCTATTGGTAATTTAACATTTATTCAAAATGAGTTAAAGTTTAATACTGGATTATTAGATTTTTCCCAAAAGGTAGGAATAAATAATGACAGAGTACCAGCGAATATAATAACAACAGAAGAATACAACGAAACTTATGATAAAAATTTTATGATTTCAAAATCATCAAAATATGAAAAGGGTGAATTTAATACTCACATAACAGTAAAACCAATTGCTTTAATAGAACACTTGATAAATCTATTTAGTAAAAAAGGTTCGCTTATAGTTGATCCATTTTTAGGAAGTGGAACAACAGCATTAGCTTGTAAAAATACAGAACGGCGATGTATTGGAATAGAAATAAACAAAGAATATTATGATATTTCTTTAAGGCGTTGTGGATTTCAGTAATAATTTATTAAATATTTCATTGTAATGCATTATTTGTTCTTTTGAAAATTCTATATCTCCTTTTTCAATCATATTTTTTAATTTATTTGGAGTTGGAAATTTTGTTATTGTGTCAATAAATATATAGTTATCTCTGTATTTTGCCTGTATTGGTGGTTGTAATATTAAATTTGAAATTGTATTATTACAAATGTCGGGATTTTTATGTCCTAAGTGCCATAACGAGTTTGGAACATCAATATAATCTGTTTTTATATTAGATTTTATCTTATTAATCTCAATATTTTTTTCTTCTTCTGTTCCATTAAACTTAAAATTTTTTCTCATCTTGTGTTTGTTTGTTAAAGAATATGGATAAACAATATATAATTTTCCTTTTTCTATTCCGCTATTTGTTTGAATGCCCCATTGGTTATGTTTGTTAAAAAGTTGTATGCTATCTTTTGTTGGTATATTAAATTTTATAACAAATTTATCACAAGTATCTCTATTCCAATATTTATATTTATTTATTAACATAACAGATAATGCTTTACCATTACCAGATTTTATATTTGGAGGTTTTAAGTTATTTATTATACAAAATTTTTTAAATTCATCAGGATAGTCATTTGGTAATTTTTTAACTTTATCAATATCAATTAGTTCATATTTTTGTGTTAATTTTAAAGATTTTATATGTTTGATAAAACGAAATAGAATAATAATAGAAATAAAAATATTCATTCAATTTTATTTATATGACTTACTGATGCGTGTGTTTATCAAACAATAAAAAATTAAACTATCATTTTTTTAATATATACCAATTTATAATTTCATCTGGAAATGTTGCATCTATTTTTCTTATAAACATACTGTTAGGGTCGTTTAAAAATGTCTCATCAATAAACGCTATTTCTTCTCTTGTTCCAAACTTGAATAAATGCGGACTTGTTGATGAAGCGGGGTGTATCCAATCTGTTATAGTTGTGTTTTCATTTGCAACATTTTCTAATTCGTTATAATATTTCATAATAATTGAAAAAATGCTTTCATTAGACAACATACCATTACAAATAGTGATGAATGCGTTTTTTTGCTCTTTTGTAAAACGAATACATAATTCTGCGTGAAAACGATTAAATATTGGGTAGGGTGTATTTTTCAAGTGGTATTTTTTATCCAAATGTTTTAGATTTGCTCTATTTACCAATTGAATATTCCAATGTGCGGGACAATTTGACATAAAACTCGTGTTTTTCAATTTCATAAACATTCTGCGAAATTTACCAGTTGAAATAATAGGACAACACGCTTCTGTTAAAAATATGAACCATTTATTGTTTGGATTTTGTAAAGCGACAGACATAAGTGTAAAATAAGTATGAGACATATAAAAATAAGTTGCTGGTTTTATAAAAATATCATTAATACAGTATTGTCTTATCCAATCGCTTTTTATGTCATTTTTCCCTTTATGTTTATAATAAAAATATGGATTAATAATATCACTGTTTGTTTCAATCCATTTTTTCCAAATGTGTTCCTTATTCAACTTATTATAACCCGCAATGATAAAACAAAATGCTACTTGGTCTGTTTCTGCTATTGATGGTGTCAATGATAGATTTGTGTTTTCATTTTCCTGTACTATTGTTCGTGTATCCATTAAAATTAGGTATTTTATTGTATTATATTATTTATTTTTACAACTCTTAATATGTAAATATAAATAAAAATATAAAATAAACAACATATACATACGAAATAATGAAAATTATAACGGGATTTTTACAATTATATTTAAGTATGGCGTTAATTCGCAATTATTGTAAAAAATGTATAAACAATACACAAAACCAACATCATAAACCCGTAGAACAACACCCGTTTATTATAAGTAATAACAAACAAAAAACAGGATATAAATCAAATGACGGATTTTTAAAAGATCATTCATTCATAAACGAAAAAAAATTAATTAGTATTTCACCTGGTGGATTATACGGTTTTTACTTTCTGGGTGTCATTACTTATTTAAAAGAAAACTATAATTTGAATAACTATGTTTTTACAGGAGCATCAGCAGGGTCGTGGGCGTCCCTTGCTGGTGTATATAAAGGCGACCCACAAGATATTATCCAGTCTATTGATTGTAAAAATTTAAGTAAGATTGATTCACTGTTGGAGTTGAAATATTCATTAAAATACAAATTAATGAATAAATTTAATACTCACGATTTTGATTTTAAACGCCTTTTTATTGGAGTATCTACAATAAGAAATTTTAAAATTATCACTAATATTTTTACCGATTTTGAAAATTTGGAAGATGCTATTTCAGCGTGTATTAGTTCCAGTTTTATACCATTTATTACTGGTTCATTTCGTAATAAATATAGAGACCTATATGGTTTTGATGGTGGTTTTAGTCCTTATCCATATTTAAATCTTACAAATATTCCACACAAATTACACATAACAAAAGATATGTATATACACAAACCTGCGAGAGATGATGTAAAACCTCTAATACAAAAAATTCGCGAATTTAAAGACACGACAACTCTGTTTTCGTTTGATAAATTTGACTTTATCCAACTGTATAAAGACGGTTATGAGGATTCACAAAAAAATAAAGATTATTTGGATGATATTTTTAAAGATGATAAATTGACATTTTCTGTAAAATCGCAAAAATGGTTATTTGGTGTTGGTGGTAGTGGTAATAGAATACCGAATATACATAATTTTAAAAGTTAATCTGTTCTAAATCTTCCAATTTCCAATATTCAAAATATTTACCCACACCTCTTTTTATGATAACAGGAATAGCTTTTTGTTCTAATTCCATTTTTGCTATAACAATAGGTTCAAATAAACTTGGTGGTATATCTATGTAAGGTTTCGCACCAGATGCTAATTGCAAAGACCTTGCACCTATTATTCTTGTTGCTTCGTATTTTGTTAAAATTGGGGTTGTCTTATGAAGGTCATCTATGATATTTCCTTTTTCATCTCTTACAACAACAGAAAGAGCTGATACCTCGTTATAATTTGTTTGGATACATTCTGGATGATTTTCCAAAATAAAATTTTTACTCATATCCAAGTCTAATTTTTGTAAATATTTATCATCTTCTATTTCATCATCATCGTCTTCCTCTGTTTCATTATCATCGCCACCTTTTTCTTCTTCAACACCTTCATCTTCTGGTTCATTGTCATCTTCTTCTATTTCATTATCATCATAGTTTTCTGTATTTACAATGTCATTATAACCATTATTTTGTTGTTTTGTA